AAAACAGCAACGAAAGGGAAAGATACCGAGCGTGTAATTGGCGCTTCTATGTCCCTCCGAACGTAGAAGCGACACCGGCAGTTGCGGGTGCAGCGATTTGTTCTGCCGCATCGTTGAACATCTGGGAAATCTTCAACACACTAAAAGCTGCCGAAATGTTCATAGCAATTCACAAGCCAACCCCGTATTCGGACGGCTGCGAGTGTGGAGCGTGCAGAGTGACCCGCACGCTGAAAAACGTCCGCGAAGTAATGCGGCAGAACGCAAAATCAATAACCGCCGCCGTGGACTTTATCCGCAAAAGTTCACAATTCCACGCTAACTGGAGCATGGAATTTCGCTCTGAGCCTAACGCCGCGCTCTGCCAGCCCGCCGAGCGGGACGTGGAGCGCAAAACAAACACAAAATTATGAGCAAAGAATCGAACGTAAAGAAACCAGCGGGATTGGCAGCAGCAAGAGGTTCGGCGCAAAACGCGAGGAACATCCTCGAAATCACGCCCGAAAAACGCACGCTCTATACGATGCCGCCGAAGGTCTATGACATCATCAATTCCGCGCTCGAACGTCGGGTCACTAAAAGCGTGGAACGTGCGCTCGCGCTTCTACCAGGAGAATGGCGGAAAACCGTCACGAGTCGCGTGCTGCCAAAACGTGACGACAACATGAGAGGCATCCGGGCAACCTTCGTCGTCATAGACGAGGTCACGTCACTCACGGCTTCCGAAATGGCCGCACTCTTTGCGCCGATGGGCGAAAGGCTCTCGTTCACGGAATCGCTAACTTCCTCGACTGCGACTGGGAATGTCTCGATTACAACACTGTGCAACGCAAGGCAGCGCACCACGCGCGAACAAAAGACCACACGGTAAGCGCTGTACTCGGATATGCGGTCACATACTACGGGCATCCGACAACGGTTTCGCCCAACAATATAATGTATGGGATTGTACAATAGATAAGATAAAGAAAGTATTTGGTCAAGATTGGAAGAATTACTCATAGGAAATAATATGTTCTCAATAAAACAAAAACGTGATATAGCTGATGCAGTTCAGAAGATCCTGCGCAGTACTAACCATCCTGAACTACCTAAAGGAGAGATTAGTTTTTCTCTCCATGTAAACGGTGCAGCATTATGGTCATGGGCAAACATTCTTAACAATGGTGCGGTTATAGAACCAGATGTTAATCCTTGGAATGAAGCACAAGATACCAAATAAAGGAATTAAAACAAAACAAACATTCAAAAACCACCATGCAATTGTGCTGATTGGGGAATGACAAGATGTTGCTCAACCTGCGATAGTAATAAAACATGGATGGATATAATCAAAGAACGAGACCAATTAAGGAGAGAGTTAAATATATTATTTGTATGAAAAGATAATCCTGTTAAGCGTACGAATAACAACGTTTGAATATAATCCTCGTTGAAATCTAATCAGTGCACGAGATGAGTGATATAGTGTATGAAAAACATAATAGATATTACGAGTAAGGAAGAGAGTAAACCTAATCAAGAATTAAGTGTTCTGTACAATATATTTCTTAAGCATGTAGAGGCTAAATATGGTAGTTTAACTGCTCATTTATGCAAAGAACAAATTGATGCTAATTTAAAAATAGGTCGAATAGTACCAGGTCTAAGAGTGCTTAGGTCTGTTTTAAAGTTGAAAGGATGGTAAGGATAGAGTCTCCGGTCAACTTATTAGTGGGTAGTGTCAGGCAAACAGATTTAGATGGATAGTAAATCTAACAGGATTAAAGATAGGAATAGTGAGTGAATTCTGCTGGTAAAATTTATGTTAAGTCCTTCCTGTGACAAGTACTTCTGGATAGTTTCCAGTCGGGTTGGTTTGGCGCGAGTTCGTCCGGAAAAATTAGAATATGCCTGGAAACTGATTATCCGTTCCCACTTCCCCTCTCACTTTTCACCCTCCCAGATCACTTATTTTTACCCGCACCAATTGCAAGCTCCTCACCTGCACCACCCGCGGGAACACACAGCATCTGTGGGAATTCCCCGTTCTGTGCTGGTTCCACTTAGTGTTCCGGAGAAATTAGTCATTAATCTCCCTCATTCACCTATAAAGCATCATAAGCAAGAAAACTTAAGATTTTAGTTGACTGCAAACACAAAGCCTTTATATTGATTGTGTAGGCCAAATAAACATAATAAACAATGCAATAATGAAAGTGAAACACAACATGAAAAATACAAAAGCAGTCAAAACAACCAAAACTCCTCGCACCCGCAAAACCAAACCCACCATCGTTCCTGCCCAGGAAAAGCTCATCACCATTCCCGCACCGGTCACCCAAACCGTTCGAGGTAAGTGGAACGTCAGCAAGTTCCCGACCCATCGCTACAAACCAGCTGTGCGGGTAATCGACGAAATCAAAACGCTCACTCACGGTGAGTTCAAGCAGCAAGTGCTCAACATCCCCGGCACCCGTTACGAGTTCAAAGGTATCAAGGCGTTCATCTTCACCGGTAGTTCGACTCGTCCGCGAATCATTACCTGGAGCCAAATCATACCTACACTATCAGCCGTACCAGTTTAATTAGCTATATTAATATAACAAAAATAGGAGCTTAATAATATGAAAAACTTAAACAAAGCCTGTAAGCTGTTACTGGAACTGGCAGATGAGTTGGATATTACCAGTTCGAGTGAATATGTTGATAATGTTACTAACGGACAATTTGGTAGTATGATTCGTGAAATTGTCAAATTAGCACGGAAGGGAGCAAAGGCTATTCCGCAACCATCATTCAAAATCCCATCTTGTGCAGTCTTTAATACGGTTTGGTATTGTGCTCTTACTGTGAAAGGGAAAAAGTTAGTGCGAAATGCTTTAACTCACTTGTACTCAACGTATGGTGATGACAATCAACAAGACACATACCTTGTTCCTCGTGAGGAATTGAAACACCAACTTGATGAGCTTGATGGGAAGAGTAAATTACTACTCGAAGAGCTCTTTCGTTACATGGAAGATCGCAATATCGACCTAATCATTTACACATAATCTAGTTGACTAATCAATCGAAAGCATCTATACTATAGATAGTCAATAAAAAGAAACAAAGAAAGGTAACACAACGTATGAAGTTAGAACACATTAAAAAGACTAAAATGCAGAAGATAGGAGGGATTAAAATTCCTGACATCTTCAATCGCAGAATCCGTTCCGGGATTCAGAAGATGGATGAGCTATTTGGAGGACCGGTTAATTCAGGGATACTTCCCGGCTCATCATTCACCATCACCGGCGTAGGTGGCTGTGGTAAAAGCTGCTTAATGCTCCAGTGGATGGATGCACTCACCAAACAAGGTTACGCTTGTGGAGTTGCTTCTGGTGAAGAGTCAATCTATCAACTCGCTTACACTGCAAAGCGCTTAGGAGTTACCGATGTAATGGTAGCAAATGTAAATGATATTGACATAATTGCGGAGCTCACAAAGACATATGACGTAATAGTCGTTGATAGCTTTCAATCAATGCACCCTTCAGAAGCACGTGAGAAGAAAGGTATCAAAGGTGCTCGTAAAGTGGAAAAGTATTGCGTTGAGACCATATGTGCTGCAGGAAAACAAAATGAATGTGTGGTTGGGTTTGTAATGCATCACACCAAAGCAGGAATGATAAAGTGTGGTACGCTAGTCATTCATACTACCGATGCCAACTTCGAAATCTGGGCACCTGAACCTGATAATCCCACTCGTTGGGTTGAGACCTCATTGAAGAATCGATTCGGACCTCCAGGGAAGTTTAGTGTAGCATTCACTCCTACGGGATATGACTTCTCCATCGATGCTGTGGAGACGGAAGACGATGAGCGTAAGAGAATGACATCGGGATTGGTAGCTGGTGGTGCAGGAGCATTCAGTGGTAAAGGTGCTCGGCGCCGGGAAGAGATTGAGAAGCTTCTCACGCATGAAACATTAACTCTTGCGGAAGGTGCTGACATCATCGGAGATTGTCAACGTGCTAGGTTTCTCCTTTCCGACTTACACCTACAAAAATTGTTTAAGAAAGAAGGGCGGGGTGAGAATGCTACATTTACCCGCACACCAGCTGGTACTGCGAAGTTTAATACACAACCTAAACAATTAACAATTGCCTCAACTACCAAAGTGGAAGAGGTGGAAACAGAGAGCTGAAAAGCTCCCTCCTTACCTGCCCGCTGTTGTGTCGGGTGGGTAAGGAGATTTTAGAAAGATAAAAAATTATGAGACTAATTCTAAACAAAATGAGACAACGTATACCGGAAATTGAAAAGATATCACACGATTGTTATTCACTCGTAGTCGGTGAACGGCTTTACGTTACTTACCTTAACCGAAACTAACTATATGCAAACTACAAAATCAAATCCAACCAAAATCATAATAACATTTCCTGGTGACAAAAGTGTCGGTATACCTCAATGTGAAGCAGTTGTTCAATTTAACTTTGACATTCTAGATGACTCACCTGGTGTTCGTGAGAAGGTTCGTGCGGAGATGGCAAATCTCTTTGAACCCTACAGTGAATGTGGTGAACTAGGAGTACGTTTCGTAGATGAATGCCCCGACTGTGGACAGATAATGGACTGGAGTGTACCAGTTGGTAAACCAGAACAATACAGATGCAATAATAATAACTGCATAAGTAATCACCCAGGAGATAGCGGAAACAAACCCGCACAAAGTTAATCGTTGCACAAAACTAATAAACTTGTTACAATTATAATAAAGGATTATATATATGAAACGTAATACAAAACCAACTCCGGAACAGACGTTAGTGAATGCGGCTATCAAATGGTACCAATTTGATTATTGTGAGAATGATGATGGTACTTTTCTTAAAGCTGTCAGACACTTTCGTAGCATTGAACAACAACGCGCTCGTCGGTATGGAAATGAATGGTGTAGTACAGGCATCACTAACTATGGCAAGCTCACTGGTGAGGAGGAAAATGTACTAGATTGTTGTTGTGATTGGTACAAAGCAAATCGAAATGGTAGTATACTAACAGTCGGTAAAGTGACATCACACTTAACAAAGAGCATTGAGCGATTGATTGCGCACCAGAAGAAAGTCAAACAAGATGCTATCGTTGGTAATTACATATTTGATAAACGTGACGGAATGGAAGATATGGTACGCTGGTTTGGTAAGATGGCTCGGAGGGGAGCAAAGTACTTTGTGAGCTGTTACAGTGGCTGTGACTGTTATGAGTTCATTCTCGCATCCCGGTCCCCTATCACCAAGCGTGATGTGCAACGGGAATGTAATCACATGTGGGATGAGGAACTGCATAAGTAGAAAGCTAATTCACACCATTAACATTCCTGGGAGCTTATAGTAGTTCCCAGGAAAACTTATCATAAAAGAAACTAATAACAGACGACATTTTATGCTACAACTCTTATTAAAATAATTGTTGACTAATTCTTAATAGCGATTATATTTAATTTGTTAAGAGAAGTTATACAGTAAACAAAATAACAAAAGGTAAACAAAATGAAATCGAAAACAACAAAAACCAACAAAGCGCAAAAGAGTTCCTTGCGCAACAAGAATGAACAAACCGTACTCGCCAAATTGGGATTGGTGAAAAATGCTCTCGCGGGAAAGTTGAACGCCCAAGACCATATCGCAATTGCGAAGGCTGCTCGCGCCGCTTCCCAATTGCTCCGCAAGAGCGACCCCAGCAAGGCTTCCGACCTCTATTATGTGTTTTACAAACATACCAAGCTGGTTGGGAAGCCGTTGGAAATCGCTCGCCTCTCCCGCAAAGCGCCCGCGAAGGTAAAAGCGGTTCGCAAACATGCCGCTCCCAAGACCGCGCCCGCCGTTCCCGTTACTGCCGAAGCAGTTGCCGCGTAAGGGGGAAGGGAATCTAATACCCGTAATGAGAAATCGTTACGGGTATTTAATTGTAGGGATTGGATGATAAGGTGAGCTAATCTAGACTGTGAGAGGGATAAGGGAAGTACTTCTAATGCTACTGGTGGGAGAGATTAGGGCGGGTAATATACACTTAAGGGTATCAAAATTGGTTGTGAGAAAAACGCGGGAAAAAAAGTGCGAAAGGTCGCATGGGCCAACTTTTTAGCTAAAAATACAAAATACCTAGATAAGAAAAAATTTTTTAGTAAAACCTCTTAAAACTTTATATTACTACCAAATTCTCATACGGTAATGATTAAATAATTATGTGGAAATTACCTGTAGAAAATGCAAACAACTTAGAGAAACAATTCAATTTTATCCTTACCAACTTAAAACAAAATATCCTATTTGTAAAGAATGTTGTAAGAAAACAATAACTTATAAACATAAACGATCACCATACTATAAACCAATCTTAAAAGATGGAATTTGGTATAAAGTATGCCGAAACTGTAAACAATTAAAACCTCTTTCAAAAAGGTATTACAAATGTGCACTATGTGATGATTGTTATAAAACCGCTAATTATTCTGCAAATGTTGCTTACAGAAAACGCCATATACATGTTTATATTAAAGAAAGAATACGTTCTGGTATTCTTGGTATATTAAAGAGACATAAAACTTATAAAAAAGGAAAAACACAAGAATTATTAGGATGTGATGGTAAAATGTTGCAACAACACTTAGAATCAAAATTTCAATCAGGAATGACATGGGATAACCATGGTCAATTTGGTTGGCATGTAGACCACATTAAACCTTGTGCTAGCTTTGATCTTACTCAATTAGAAGAACAAAAGAAGTGTTTTCATTATACAAATCTTCAACCTTTGTGGTGGCAAGATAATTTAGCAAAAGCTGACAAAATTTTATAATTTTTTTTGCAAAATTCTGCTGAAATCTCTATAAAGTGCTTGATTTTATCGTGTGTTCATAATACAATTCAATCATGGATAAAGATAAAATATACTACAATTCAATCATAGATAAAGTTAAAATATACTTCAATTCAATCATGGATAAAGATAAAATATACTTAGGTGATTCTGTCTATGCAGAACTAGATGATGGAATGATTAAACTCACTACTAACAATGGATTTCCTGATGATCCACGTAATATAATTTACATGGAAGAAAATATTTTTAATAATTTAGTAAATTGGGTTAAAAAATTGCAAAATTATGATCATACTATATGAAAAGAGTTGCTATTACTGGTTTTAACGGCTCTATTGGAAAAGAAATTTGTGAAGGTGATATTTTAAGTTGGGAAGAAGACGAAAAGAAACGCCGACGTTGGCGGAGAAACGGTGATGGCCAGGGTGATTTAGCTATTGTTGAATGGTATTCTCATAAAAATACCTGGATTGGTTCTATTGCATCTCGTTACGGTGGAGGGGGATGTGAAAAACTAACAGCAGATAACTATAAAAATGATTGGATTATTTTAGGAAACATTTTTGAAAATCCAAAGTTATTAAAATGAATATTCCTTTTGGTCATCCATACTATAAATTAGAAAAAAGTCGATTTACTACAATTCGTGGTAAGAGTTGGATGAAGAAGCTTAAAATTGGTGATGAGGTTACTATTTCTACTCTTAATGGAAAATTTCTTGCACATGTAGAATTTTTACAAGTTTCTCGTATTGTTGATTTATCTCTTGAGATGCTTAAAATGGATGCTGAATATCCTGGATTAGTAATTAATACAAAAACTGATTTTGTTAATCTGATAAATTCACTTCGATCATATTATATGCCTGTAGCAACACTTGAATCACAAGTTACTGTTATTACTCTTCTTCGTGTGCCAGAATAATTTTGTTATTGATTTAAATTTGTTTGGTCATTATATTCTGATTATGAATAATAAACCTTTACTTACTATTAAACCTTGGGCACATTATATTCTGATTATGAATAATAAACCTTTACTTACTATTAAACCTTGGGCAATATATTTTCTAATAATATTAACGATATTTATGGTATTATTTGCAATAGATATTGTAGATATTGGAGCAAATAGGTTAACACAGACAGTGGAAAAGAATCCACCTTATCGGTTAATTACTGATGGTTCACAATATGAAATTCAAGAGAGAACTTTTTTTTGGTATTCTAATTTTACTCCAGCTGGTTGGAACAAAACTAATGCTTTAGCACGATTAAAAGAATTAAATGATGAAAATTATAGACGAAATCATCCTTTAGCTTGGACTGTAGTAACTAATATCCCTTAATAGAACATAGTTTCTTGTGTACAATACTACTCAAATAACTGTTTTTGCTTGCATATAATGAATATATCGTTTATTGTGTGTATTATATGAAAATCCTTGATTTTTTTAAAAGCTTGTTTCAGGCTAAATCTCATCATAATTTAGGTGATCATTTAATTGGAAAGTGTTCTTGTAGTAAGTTAAATAGTAATTGGGATAAATTATTTGTACCTAAAGATAAATTGTTTTCTGTCGATGTATCTGTAAATGAAATAAAAAGAAAGATTTGTAGTTGTGGAGGTGAGATTATTACTACTGGAAAAGGAATTAAACGCCAAGTATGTTCTGAATGTGGTAAACTTTATCATGACTTTATATATGAAAAAGAAAATATTTAAATGGAGTATACTATTACCATTAATACTTTTAACATTTATTATGGCATTACCATACTTAATAGTAGAAATGGTAAAAGAAATAATAAATTATTCTTTATGGGTAAAAAATAAAGCAGAACAAATTACTGAATGGTGGTATGAATTATGAAATATAAATTAAGAGAATTTTATTATAACATTAGAGATTTTTTCAATCCACGACAAAAATGGTTAACTCAAAAAATTCCTAATCATTGGATTGATAAAGATACTCTTTGGGAAATTTGTATTTTTGAGGGAATTAAACATTACGTTGAAAAGGATGGTGGATTAGGTCACGAGGTTGGTGATTATGAATCAAGTCAAAATGATCCTACTTTTCCTGAATGGCAAAAAAAGTTTAATAGAGAAGTTAAACAGAACTATGAACTAATAACACAACGCTTACCTGCTTTGGAAAAGGATTTTGAAGAAGCATGGAAAAAGATACCTCATTTTGAAATTGGTGAAGTTGGAAAGATTGATTATGAAAAGGTGTACGGTGAAGTTAATCGATTGGAAGAGCAAATTCATAGTCTAAAAACCAGTATAATGTTTTGGGTAATATTTAACCGCAATTCAATATGGACTTAGAAATTTCAGAGAGATCAACAGAAAAGGATAAGCAAGGATTCTATCTTCCAAAGGATATAGATACTGTAACTGATGGATATGCTTTTTGGAGTAGTTGGTGTCCTCAATGCGGTTATAAAACTATTGAAATTGTAAGACCAGGAAAAGTTCAATGCAGTAATTGTGAATGATAAAGGATATTTTTATGGATGCAGAACAGCAGTTAATTGACTTAAGAGTTCAAAACGCACTTTTAACAGAAATTATTAAAATACAAAATTTAAAGGACAATCCTTTCCATGTTAAAATTGGAGAATTAACTAATGAAAATCGAAAGCTAAAAAATTTAAATCAACATATTCTTATAAAGGTTGACATGTTAGAAACACAATTAGAAAATGTTTCAACTATATTGAGAAATGCCCCTATAGTCATTTGGGCTGAATCTGCTTTTGAATTTAGGGAGAGATATAAAGAGTGGTTTAAGTCTGTAAATAATATTTTACTTGATTTAAAAATTATTTGAGATATCATTTATACATTATGAAAATATTCTTATTTGTTCTTGGTGTTCTCCTTATTCTAGGAGGAATCTTTGTTGGCCTCTATTTAGGGATTTGGGTTATGTTTATAGGTGGAATCGTTGCTCTTATAACAGACATAAAGGCAGCAAATATTATTCCACTACATATTGCAATTGATATTGCTCGTATTGTTTGTGCATCTGCTGTTGGTGCGTTTAGTTGGATGATATGTTTTACACTTGGAATGGGCTCAATTGCAATTGCTGCGAAACCTTAATATGAAAAACGTTTTTGTTATTCCAGTTCATAGTTTTGTTGATTTAATTACAAATAGTTCTTCTGAATTATTTGTTTGTAATGGTAATAAATCTATTGAAGCAATTAAAGAAGTTCTCATACAACTTACTAAGAATCATAATGAGCTTTCTGAAGATAAAATAAATCTTGATATTTTGTTTACTTCAGTGTTTAAAGAGCCGGAAATTGTAGAATATTCTTTTGATTATTATTTGTTTCCTCAAAATCTTCGAGATGAGTATGAAAAATATCATCATGTTCCAGGAGAATATAATTCGTTTTTTCCATATGAAGAAAGACAAGAGTACAAAGATTTAGAGTTTGCAGAACAGCAAATGGAACTTGAAGTAAATATTCATGAAAAGGATTTATACAAAACAAATAAAATAGAGTATGAACGAAGATGGAATATAGTTTTTGAGAAACGTGATGAAATCTGGAAAGAGTGGAACCGAAAAAAATGTGCTTCCGTTTTTGAATTATATAAACATTTTCTTATTAGTAATAATTTACCTGAATGGAAAGAAAAAGAATTTAATTTAAACAAATTATATGCAAATAAGAAAGAGTATAATTTCTTTCGCACCTGCTTAAGTTGGGGTATTAGTTGTAAGAAAGGAGATATCTTTCTTTACTCAGCAATCTATAATACTATTCCATATGAAATGATGGAAGCTATAACAGCATATTTAAATGCTCAAAGATTACATTTAGGATAATTTATGACAAAAAAATACATAATAAAAATACACTCGTTCGTTGATTTAATCACGAATTCATCAACTGAAATCTATGTTGCAGCAGGTGAACATACCGTTAAAGCTGTAAAGGAGATTATTAACAATATCCTTCTAATTGGAGGTAGTAAACTTATTGCTGACGATTTGTTTGAAATTTCTCTCAGTAATAGTGATGTTGGTGAATATTCATCAGTGGAATTAAATGTTAAAGCAAAAGATCAAAAATCTCCTGATGCCCTTACAGCAGCTAAACTATTAAGTGACTTAACTGGCTTATTTTCCATTGAAGCACAATATAATGGCTAATTTATGAAACAATATATTATTCCAGTCCATTCGTTTGTTGACCTAATTACTAACTCATCAACAGAAATCTATGTTTCACCTACAAATAAAACTGTAACTACATTAAAAGAAATAATTAATGAGATTCTTAGAATAGGTGGAAGTAAACAAACTTGTGATGATTTAGTTAATATCTCTCTTGAACAAGTCTGTGATTGTGCTGAATATCTAGAAGGTGAAGATCTTGAAGAACACAATCCAAAAACATGTGATTGTGCGAAGACAAATCTAGTTATAACTGCTAAAGGTGAAGATAAAAAAGAATATAAAAAGTTAATAACAGCACTAAGTAAACTTATCAGTACTATTGAGTATGGTGAAAAAATAAATTGATATTTTATGCGCACTCGTCGAGAAGAATCTGCAAATTATTCCTCTGTATTTATCAATGGCAAAACGCTTAGGTTTTGCATTGATCAAAGTAAACCAATTACAGAATTAAAATTTCCGGAATTTTACGATGTGTCGTGCGGCAATAAATGTGAGACTGGAAAATGCTGTTACTGTTATGCTAGTGGAAATCCAAAAGGAACACATTATAACAATGTTGTTGAAAAAATAAAAACATATTTTGGTAAAATGTCTCTCAATGAGCGACCTTATCAAGTTGCAATTGGTGGTCAACAAGAGCCTATTGAACATCCAGAATTTGAAAATGTATTAAAAGCTTTTTGTGAATTAGATATTGTTCCAAATATCACTACTAATGGAGTATTAGTTGATCAATCTATAGTTGACATCATTAAGAAATACTGTGGTGGTGTTGCAGTCACCCTACATCCACATCTTGAAGAACACTGGCGAAGAGCAATAAACATGTTCGTTCAAAACAACATTCGAACCAATATTCATATAATCGTATCAAACAATGAAACAATTGAAGCATTGAAGCGGATATACGCAGAGCTTAATGATAAAATTGAGTATTATGTGTTGCTTCCGTATAAACCAGTTGGCTATGCTAAAAATAAACCGATTGCGATTGACTATGATAAATTAGAAGAATTTTTAGATTTGAATTTTAATAATGCAAATATTGCATTAGGGGCTAACTTCTATGAATTTTTGACTAATAAGAGGAAGTGGAATGTGTCATTATACCCACCTGAAATTATGTCTAAGTATTTGGTGCTTGATGATAATTTGAGTTTGTATAATAATAGTTTTGACATGAAATTAGTGACAGGAAATATATGAATTATACACTTAATGTTTGTGATAAAAATATTAAACCAAAACCAGGTTTTGGTAACTGTATTTTATCTCTTGAATTTCAGACTATAAGTCCATTTGAAGTTAAAAGGGTATTTGATACATTTTATCCAAAACCGAGATATAATGTTGAAATGGTAAAAGTTGATATGTCAAACAGACCATTAAATGGGTGGTAATAATGTGTATTTTCTGTAAGAGGGATGTTAAGACAAGAGAACATCATATAATTCCTCGTTGTAAAGGCGGAACTAAGACTGTTCCTGCTTGTGAGAATTGTGAGAATTTTATTCACGCGACATGGAGTCACTTACAATTACGTGATACGTATAAAACGTTGAAACAATTTTAACATCTCCTGAATTTCAAAAATTCTTGAAGTGGCTCTTAAAACAAAAAGAAACAACGTATTTCAGAAGTGATAAAAGTTGCAAACGTGATAAGTACAAATATCATTAAGTTATGGCAAAAAAAGCTAAAAAAGGAAAAGAGGAATTGCAGACAACTAATTATTGGATAAGTCATACTGGAATTAAAGTTCATGGTGTAATAACTGATTTGAATGAAGCCGAACTTCCAACCAAGAGTTGGGTAACAGATAATCTTCCATTTGTTGTTCCTATTTCAAAAATTAATTTTCTACAAAGGTGTTCCGTTTCTATTTGTACTTACCCTATTGAAATTCTTTCAACTGATTCGTTACGAAATTTTCTGCTAAAAATTCTTAATACACCATGAAAACACCACAAAATGGAGACAAGTTAAGTAGGGAAGAAGTATTTAATTGGATTATAAAAAATCTAAATAAAGCAAATACAAATAGTGAAAATGGCTACGATGAATTATGTGATTTATTTGAAGCTAGTTTTAGTTATTCCAATGACGTTAAAATTAGGTATTCTGGACCAAATAAAATATTTGAAGTTTATGAAAATACAAATTATAATTAACACACTATGAATATTGAAGAAATTAATGCATTACTAACTAGTGAAAAACTATATTGTGGAAGACTAATTTCAGCACATAAAACTAGTCCTAAAGGCCACGTTTGTGTGTTCAACGCAAACATTATAACTGAGTCAGCAGGTAAGATTTGGTTTGGTGATTTAGATTTAACAAAAGAAGGAATTCTTCTTAAACAAATTTCAGAAGTGATTGGTGAACCATTATATGTTTTGAGAGAAATGGATGCTCGGTTTGGAACTGAAGAAAAATCCAGTTTGGAACTAATCAAAAAAGCAGTTTGGTCAACAAAGGAATAATATGATAAACCAAAAAGGTGTGCCTGCATTTCCGAGAAGCGTTAGGAAATACTCTGCATTTCCGAAAAAACGTTCAGTACACCATAGATTTGATGTAGATAATTTAATACATGATCCTCCTCAAGATGGAATGGATTTACGTGATTGGTTTGCTGGTTATGCAACTGAACAAGATACGTACCGCTGGCAAACAGAGGGATTAACTATAGCGGTAACAAGAGAAGCTGCCAAATACCGATATGCTGATGCTATGATTGCTGAACGAGAAAGGAAATAATATGGGTTGTAATAATTATACAATTGAATGTCCAAAATGTAAGGCTGTAATAGAAGCAGACGTTGACATTTCTGAGCACATAGTTGATTGGGCTGAGGAGTGTGAAGAGTGTGGTTATAAATTCACTCAAGATGAAGTGTTAAAAATTTATGATGATGCTCTCACTGATTGTTTGTCAAGTATGATTGATCATGCTCATGAAATGTCTAAAGATCGTTAAGAATAAAATTTATGAAAAACATTAAAAACACCACATTAGTATTATTAACTATTATGATAGTTATTATAGGAGTAGTTGGAACGGGTTGTGAGGTAGTTGCTAATCCATATCCTCAACCATATTATTCTAATTATTATCCATACAATTACTACCCTTATTACTACTATCCTCCTGTTTCAGTTAGGATTGATGGTGGATATCACGGCGGTTGGCGTCGCTAAAACAAATGCAAAATTCAAATGATCCATTACAAACAGTAGTTGAATCTTTTAAAAAGCTTGGTTGGATATCTCAAATTGAGCGTCTAGGTAGAGATGGTTTTGCAGTTAAAGATAGTGATAATAATGAAAAATTTGATGTTTATTTTTATCGTGTTGGTAAACATCTTTCTCTTGAAGGTAAAGAAATAGCTGCAGCTATACAATTTAGCGTTTATGTTGTAATGCCTTGGAGCGAACAAATCAAAAATAACGAATTCAATATTCCTATTGATGATGTACCTATTGATAGTAATTTAGATGAACACGTTCAAACAATTGTTGATCAAATAACAGCTTTTGTTCTTCCAGAACGTCCTACACCTTTAGAAGTTGAAAATTATAAATTTGACAAAAAAGCAGATCAAAAATATGATTTGTCTATATAAAAGATTATCTTGATCTTTATACAATTTGTAGCTATAATTCTTATATGGAAATAGCATACAAAGAAAATGATACGGTATATTTTGTTATCCTTATAAAAGGTAGAGCATCTTTACAAGGACAAGTATTCCGAAAGCCTTACTTTCTTGCTGTTGAAGGAAAAGTTGCATCAATTTATAAACCCACTAAAGTTAGTATTCCATTATTATCAATACAGGTTCCAAAATGGCCATTAAGATATTTGATTGAACCTGAACATTGTTTTAAAACACAAGAAGATGCTAATAAGGTAGCAACCGAAAAAACGGCTAAATTAGGTTAATTTTATGAATAAAGAAATAATGAAAAAAGCTGGATTTAGTGAACACGTTAAACTAGTTGAAGAAGCGTGTTGTCCATTTTGTGGAACAAACATTATTCTTGAAGAATTTCGCGATGAAATTTCACGTAGTGAATTTAAGATTAGTGGTTTATGCCAAAAGTGTCAAGATAAAGCATTTGGTACTTATTAGTCGTCAGCAGTAAGGTACTTTTGAGCTCCACCTAAATTACCAAGTGCAAGACGAGGATCTTCTTCATGTAAATCATCAAACTCATTAATAGGATGGTAAGTTTTACGTTTATCATCCCATTTAAAGTTGGCAGAAACAATATAAGCATCTTCTGTAGTTGTTACATCAGGATTATCAATACTGATTTGCATAGTTAAATTAGGATCATTTTCACATGCAGCTTTTACTACATTACCCATTCTACCAATAATTCTATAGACAACATTTGTTTCGCCTGAATGAGGACCACCTTCGTAAATTTCTTTAACTTTAATAATAGTAGGAAGTACTGTAGTACCTTCTCCGTATGTTTCCGTTAATAAAATAGAGGGTTTAACATTAACATATGCTTTTGATAAACCTTTGATATCACTATTAGTCATGTAATTATTTATAGAAAGTAGTGGAATTTTACATGATTTAATTTATTATGTTAGTATATGACATTGAAGAAATTTATTGAGAAGTATGAATTATCCGATTTTGTTTTAATTGATAAAATTCCTATCAAACATCCTGAAACAGGAGAAAAGATTTATATTGTTTCAAATTGGATGAGTGGATTTTGGTATAGGAAATTACCAAGCCAGAAAGAAGGACAAATGTGGCCTGTTCAATATCCTGGTGATTTGAATGACTTAGAAGTGCATAAGGATGCAAAGAAGGAATTAGAATTATGAATGAATGTAAAGATGGAATTTATCAAGTTACAACTTGTAACGAGAGTACAGATTGGGAAACTGGCGTACTAGATGATTTAAAACTTATTCCTTTTACATTATGAACTTTCACTCAGGCTATATTACAAAGAATCAAAAAAACGGAAAAACTATTTTTACTTTTGGAAGTAATTTAAGCGGAATTCATGGTAAAGGTTCTGCTTTAACAGCTAGAAAGCATTGGGGAGCTATATATGGTAGAGGTTCAGGTCATCAGGGACATTCTTATGCAATACCAACTAAAGATCAAAAATTAAAAACATTACCTTTAAAGGATATACAGTACTATGTTGAACAGTTTATTGAACTTGCAACTACTAATCCTGATTTAAAATATCTAGTAGTAAGAATCGGTTGTATGCTTGCAGGATATAAAGATGAACAAATTGCTCCAATGTTTAAAGATGCTTCAGATAATGTTTATTTACCACCTGAATGGAAGCCTTATCTTCAACCTGAAAAAGTAGGCATAAACTTAATGTCTGATTTAATAGGTTAATCACCTATTCGAATTCGATTGTGGAATTGAGCAGGAAGTTCTTTACCTGTTTTAGCTGCTCTTAATTTTTGATCTGCAGATCCATGTAAACCTTTTTTAATTTCAGGACTTGTATGTTGCATTCTTAATAATTTTTGATCTACATGAGGGTGTGCTTCATAAGGAATACCCATAAAATCCCAATATGAAAAAAGAATTTTTTGATGTTCAATAAATTCAAATTTATATTGTTGAATATTTTGACCTAATGATTTAAATAATTCATGCAATTGTTTTGAATAACTTTGAACTGTACTCTGAGTATTCCAAAATGAAATTGTTTTAGAGTCAATCCACAATCTACCACTTACATCAAAAAAATCATCACGTAAAATTTCAGGTTCTATTTCAATTTGTTTTGAGTTAACAACAGACCACGGACAATTTCTAATTCTACTAAATAATATTTCTTTATTTGCCTCATAATCGCCTATTATTGTTACCCTTAATTTTTTAAGATTGTTTTTGTTTAAAGAATTTTGACGTGTTGTGAGATACAAATCATTATACATATCAACATGTCTACCAATTTTTTGCCAAAAAGACAGGCCTTTAATTATTCCTATAGTTATAGCATGAATGCTTTTATAAACTTGCCCGTTTACTGCATCAGGAGATTCTTTAAGAAAATATTGTTTAAATGATAGCATTCCTAATTATTTATGATATATTTGATACATGAAACAATACATCTCATGGGAAGACATAGACCATTATTGTTATGAACTAGCTAAACAAATCAAGGCAAAAAGTAAAGGATATGATGTTATTATAGGTGTTGCTCGAGGTGGACTAATACCAGCAGTAATATTATCTCATTTGCTTGATATATCTTCTGTTATGTGCATCGGAACATCCTCTTATAGTAAAAATAATATACAACAAAAATTATACAACTATCAAAATATTGCACCAGAATTACTTTTTGAAAAACGTGTTTTGATTGCGGACGACTTAGTTGACTCGGGTTTAACTTTAGATACTATCAAAAATTATTACAAAATTTTTGCAGATATTACTATAGATACAGCAGTTTTATTTAAAAAGGATTGCACAAAATTTAAACCTGATTTTTTTGTAAAAGACGTTAAAAAAGAAACGTGGATTGTATTTCCTTATGAAAGAAAGAGATAGCTTTTGTTTAATGAATAAATAGTAATGAATGTAAAGTTTTGATGATTACCAAAATTTTGTTGATTACGTTAGAAAAAGTAGACTTGTAATGAAAGGTATTCTAACTGATACTAATCCTCCTGAATTACTTTTTGGTAGATCTGGTGAATATCATATTGATCTTGCTAAACGAACTTTTTCAGTTGCAAATATCTCAGAAAAAGATTATTTTATACAACATCATATTGTTGCTGTTATAGTAGAAGGTTCTACTGTATATGTTTACACTCCAAATAATGTAAAATTGACATCTAATCAATTTGATTTTATGATGGAATGGTGTACTGAAAGAAATAAAATTTTATTACAAGCTTATGGTACAAAAACAAAAGAAATTTTTAAACCACATAATTATGTGGAAGAAAAATGTAAACCTGAAATTTTGGTTTAGTCTTTTTATTATAGGACTATTCTTACCTCTTCATGCTGATATAATAAAAGATCAAGATGCAGTACGTGCAATTATAGGTGAAGCTGCTAATCAAGGATATACTGGTATGCTTGCAGTTGCGAGTGCTATTCATAATCGTAAAACTTTAAAAGGAGTATACGGATTTAAATCTTCAATGCCTGATACTCAACCAACATATGTTTGGACAATGGCAAAAAAAGCTTGGAAAGAAGGACAAATAAACGATAAGACAAATGGTGCTACCAATTGGGTGAATGAAAAAGAGATTGGTAAGCCGTGGTGGGCAAAAGATATGATACAAACAGTTACTATTAAGGATCATGTTTTTTATCGAAAGAAGCCTTGAATATTATACTAAATTATCATATAATATTCTCATATTCAATAACACTTATTAAAAAATATGCCTAAAATATGTAAAAAAGGTGTAAAAATTGCGTGCATCATAACTGGAAAAACAACGTATTTCGCAGAAATGTTTTTAGAAAAGAAAAGAGCAAAATATGGTAGCGTTGATGAATTTGCAAAATGGTTTGTTTGTAACGAAGCAAAGCGTATGCTTCGTAAGGGAATGACTGTTGATGAAATTCGTGCAGAGTTAAAATGTGATCCAAATTTACCAAAAGTTGATATTGAAATACTATACCGTAAAAAATTACTCAAGAAAAAGAAAGACAGAGGAGGTAGCGGAAAAATTTTCTCAGAAGAAGAAAAGCAAAAACTTACAGAAGAACAAGCTAAAAAAATACTTGATTATCAAAGTGATGTTAAAGCATATGGTGCTCAAGGAGCATGGATTCGTGAACACACATATACTTCTAATGGTATTGGTGTTTGCTTAAGGCCTGATATTTATCTTAATAATGATGAAACTTGTGGACTATGTGAGTATTATGAATTTTGTTTATGTCGTATTTGGAACCGAAGGAAAAAATAATGAAATTACCAATGGATTTAACAGATAAAAAGTTAGATCTCACTCAGTGTGATCCACCAGATAAGGTATTAGACATCTTAAACGAAGTGATGGTAGGCCAAAAAACCTGCAGAAAAGCGTGGCATGACATTGATGCAGTATATGCTTTTTACAAAGCAAATGATCTCGAAGCAATTTTTTGTGTTGCCTTATTAAACGCGTTAGATACACGTCAAGTACAAAAAGTGTTAGAATGCTATATTAAATTGAGAGATGATGCACACAACACACTTGTTTCAATAGGAAGAAGATAATTTAATTACATGGAAAAAGAAAAGAAGACAACACGGCTTTCCTGTATAATCACCGGAAAGACTCTTCTTGCTGCTGCAGAGTATTATCAAAAAAAAGTCGCTCGCGCTGGTAGTGAAGAAATGCTTCATAAAACGTACGTTTGTAAAGAAGCAAAAGATTTATTGTTTCGTGGGCATACTGTTGATGAAATTCGTAAGTTGTTAGGTAGTCAAATAACTATCTCAATTTCTGATGAAGTTATTAATCTTATTATCAATCAAAAAATGAAAAATCGAATTTTGTCAAAACCTCAGATTCCTGTTCATTATGAAACGGATAAAGATGTTGTCAAATTTCTCAATACTTTGAAATAATACCCCCCCCCAATACAATAAATACTTGTATAGTATGGAAAATCAGGGAAGTTGTACAACTCACAATAATTATGATAAATGTAAAGAAATTTTTTCTTCACATATAGATATGCTTAGTAACTCTGTTGATTTAAAACTTCAAGCATCTGATGTAGCAAACACTTTAAAACTGACAGCACTTGAAACTTTAATAAACATTAAAACTAAAAATTATGAAGATAATGCTGTACAGGCAGGAATAGCACTCGAAAAACGTTTAGAAATAATGAACAAATTTAGAGAAGCAATGAAAGATCAGTCAGTTACTTATATTCCTCGTAATGAATTTGTTCTTTTACATGATCGAGTTTTAGAAGATATACGAATACTTCGTGAATCTAAAGCTACATTAGAAGGTAAAGCATCCACTAATTCTGTTGTTGGTGTTTATATTATTAGTATAATAGGCTTATTAGTTGCTGCACTTGATATTCTTTTACGTATATACGGGAAATAAATGATTACACTTGATGCTATTACAACCTATTTATTAAATCCCTATACAGGAACAATTCTGTTTGTTATTGCGTTAGGCTACTTAGTTCGTGCAATGCCATTTATTACTAACAAATGGATTCCGTTTTTGGGTATTAGTTTCGGAAGTTTGTTCTTTTTAATTATTGCACCTATAACAATAAAACCAGACCCAGAACATTCTTGGAATTGGTATGTAATGATCTGGGGTATTGGTTTAATTCTATCTGCTTTCGCATGGTTGATTCATCTAATTGTAATTTCACGATTAGAAGATTATGTTCGTACAAAAATTCCTGCTGTAGATGTATGGTTTAGAAAGACTAGTGATTCATCATCTAAATCATCTTCTTAATTATTTGTCAAAAGTAACACACTTGATACCTAAAAATTCTATGTTATTATGATCACATGGAAATGGTAAAAATAGAACTATGTGAAGTGCCTGTTGCAATTGATAATTATCAGGCATATGATGAAAGACAGCTGCCAAAAATTCTCCTTGGATTTCAAATAAAAAATAAATTTGATGAAAATCGGCTTCAAATTAAACCTGAATATAATCCTAAACGTATAGTTCATTTTCGTAAATTTATTGAACTTGAACCAGTTTTCTTCTATGGTATAGAAATTGATGTTAAACAATATTATAAAGGATTTTTTAATTCACTAATAGGAATTAATTCTATTGAACTGTATCAGCATCAATTAAAACAAGTTGAACTTAGTTGTGATGATTGTTACCATTATTGTTGTGATGGAATATATCCAATAGATTTAAAACATCTTTCGAAAATAATAAACAACATTAGAAATTTTCCTATAAATGATCTCCCAAGCATGTTAGAAATAACAAAAGAGCAATGGTATCTCAATATTGGTGCTTTTGGTATTTATGTTCTTAGAACTTGCAAAACATATAATAACAAAATTTAGTTGTAAAATAGTTTTTGTTTTGAAAATTTGTATTAAATATTTTTCTTAATATGATAAAAACAGAAACAATCCCTGTTGATTTTTCGCAAGAAATTTCAGATTTTGTATTCCATAGTAAATATGCTCGGTACAATGAAACTTACAATAGAAGAGAAACTTGGGATGAATGTGTAAATCGAGTAACTCGAATGCATCTCGTAAAATATAAATTTTTACCTCAGGAAGATTTAGATAAAGTAAAATGGGCATTTCAATTAGTAAAAGAGAAAAAGGTTGTCCCATCGATGAGGAGCATGCAGTTTGGTGGTAAAGCTGTCGATGTTAAAAATGAAAGGCTTTATAATTGTTCTGTTCGAAATGTTGATAGTATTCGTTCGTTTGCTGAAATCTTTTTTATGCTTCTTTGTGGAAATGGTGTGGGGATGAATGTTACAGAACAATTTATTAATCGGCTCCCTCTTTTGGTTGATGCATCTGATAAGACCGGAACAGTTACAACATATAGTGTGCAAGATAATATTGAAGGTTGGGCTGATAGTGTTGAAGCATTACTTTTATGTTATTTTCGAAATACAGCTTATACAGGTAGAAAGATAATTTTTGACTACAGTAAGGTGAGACCAGAAGGTGCACCTGTTAAAACAGGTGGCGGAAAAGCTCCAGGATATAAAGGATTAAAACGTTCACATAAGAAAATAAAAGAACTTTTAGATCATATAATTGAGGAAGAAGGACAAACACGACTTAAACCTATTAACGCATATGATATCATAATGCATATGGCAGATGCCACACTTTCCGGAGGTATTAGGCGAAGTGCTTGTAGTATTGTTTTTAATAAACAGGATCAGGAAATGATGACTGCTAAAACATTTTCTGAAGTTGTAAAACACACTAAGTTTGTTTTTGATGATGATACTAAAAAATGGAACGGTAAAATTACATTAAAAAATAAAAAACGATATGAAGTTGAATTAACTGATTTTGAATATAATGATAAAACTAACAAAAATAACTTATTAGATTATAACAGAATTTGCTGGATACATGTCAATCCACAAAGGGCTCGAAGTAATAATAGTGTTCTTCTTTTACGTAGTGAAGCTAAAAAAGAAGATATTGAAGAGATTGTAAATAATGCAAGAATTTATGGTGAACCTGGGGTAGCTTTTTGTAATGATTTGCGACAAAATTTTAACCCTTGTTTCGAAATAAATTTTTTGCCGATAACTTCTGATGGTGTATGTGGAGCTCAGTTTTGCAATTTATCAAGTATAAATGGAGCAAAAATAACATCACAAAAAGATTTTTTACAAGCAACTGAAGCAGCAACTATTATAGGAACTTTGCAAGCTGGTTATACAGATTTTAAATATTTAAGTCAAGCGGCAAAACAATTAACTGAAGAAGAAGCATTGCTTGGTGTTTCATTAACAGGATGGATGGATAGTCCGGATATTTTATTAAAGCCAGAAAATCAAAAAGAATCTGCTCAGCATGCCATTAAAACAAATGTTAAATGGGCTAAAAAAATTGGAATTAACCCTGCTGCACGTATTACATGTGTAAAACCAGAGGGTTGCCTTGTTCCTGAGACAAAAATTAAAACATCATGCGGAAATTTAACTTTAAAAGAAATTTTTGAGATTAATGATTATGATTTTGAACAAGTATTAAAGTATAAAGATACCTTTTTACCTGTGAATGAGAAGATATTTATTTATAATAAAAATAATGACTTAGAATTAATAACTCAATTATATATTAATGGAAATTCTGAAACAATTAACATTGAACTTGAAGACGGTTCTAATATCTGCTGTACAAAGGATCATCAATTTTTAACACAAAGAGGGTGGGTTAAAGCAAGTGATTTAACAAATCAAGATGATATAAAACAAGGTAATTAGTTGTTACATGCTGGAAACCTACAATAAATAATATAAGTAATTGCGGGCTTATGAAATATTATAATTACTTCCAATGGATACGAACACGTAAATATCATTTATTAAAATTAATCCTTAAAATTTGTCATGGTAATAAAGCATTAACACAATTAAGAAAATTAACACATACTAAGAAATATTATATTTTTAGATATGGTGAAAAGTTAGGAACAGAACGGTATGATGAAACGTTAAGAATAACAAAATTAAAAGGAACAAAACAGTTTTATATTGAAAAATATGGTGAAGATATTGGAATAAAAAAATATCTAGAGAAAAATAAAAAATTAAGTGTTAGTTATAAAGCTTTAAAAAATAATGGTCATACAGATGAAGAAATAAAACAAATACGTAAAAAACATGCTGATGGATCCAAACACACAAGAGAAACATATATTAAAAAATATGGTGAGAAGGAAGGGCAAGAAAAATATAAAATATGGATGACACAACAGCGGGTAAGCGTTCGCTCTGTAAAAGAATTAATTGAGAGAAAGGGGTTAACAAAAGAGCAAGCAGAAATATATGTTAGTAAGTTACAAACGAGAGATTTAAATTTCTTTATTAAGAAATATGGTATAGAAATAGGTACATTAAAATTTCAACATTGCTGTAATGAGCGTAGATATAAAAATTCGTTACAGTTTTATAAAGAAAAATATGGGACAGAGGAAGGTACACGAAAATATAAAGATAGGATAAAAAGACAAACCTCACACCATTCCTTTGAAAGTTTTATTAAAAGATTTGGTGAAAAAGAAGGTATTATTAAATTTAAAGATTTACAAAAAAGAAAAGCAGAAACACGAATGAGACAATTATCATGTGGATCAAAAAAACAATTAAATTTCTCAAGGTTACTATATGATAAATTACCACTAGATTTAAAAACACAATATATTGGAACCCCTGTTACAAAAAGCAGAGCTATATTCTTTGAAAAGAATGAATGTAGATTAAAATTTTGTGTACCTGATATATTAATTGGTAAATTAATAATAGAATTTGACGGTACATATTGGCATAATAATAGCTTAGAGGTAATGGAGCGTGATACATTTAAAACAATTTTACTTGTACAAAAAGGATATACCTTAATTAGAGTAAAGGAAAAAGATTATGATAATAATCAAGAGCAATGTATTATAAATACTCTTAATCAAATTTTATATTATGAAAATCAAAAAAGTAACAAAGGAGAATAACAAATTTACGGTAGATATTGAAATTGCAGATTCACATACATATCAATTAGCAAATGGTTGTATTAGTCATAATACCTCCAGCCTTATTTTAGGCTCTGCTTCAGGCATCCATCCTCACCATGCACGAAAATATTTTAGACGGATTCAATGTAATAAACACGAGGCAGTATATCAACACTTTAAAGAAAATAATCCTCATACATGTGAACCAAGTATATGGAGTGCTAACAAGACAGATGACGTTGTAACTTTTCCAATTACTGTTTCTGATAAAGCAATTATTAAGAGCGATTTATCTGCAATTAAACATCTTGAAATAATTAAATCAACACAACAAAATTGGGTAATACCAGGAACTAATACTGAAGTAAATAAAAAACCATTATATCATAATATTAGTGCGACTGTTTTAATAAAAGATGATGAATGGAATGATGTAATAAATTATCTTTATGAAAATAGAGAATTTTTTACCGCTGTTTCTCTTTTGCCAGCAATAGGTGATAAGCTTTATAAGCAAGCTCCCTTAGAAGCTGTTAGTACACCTGAAGACGAAGAAAAGTGGAAGCAAATAGTCACTAATTATAAATCTGTTAATTATAAAGAATTAAAAGAAGATGAAGATGAAACTGAATTAATGGCTGCTGCTGCCTGTGCTGGTGGAGCCTGCGAAGTAATTTAGTATTGATTTATAATAACAAAGTTGTTATTATATATTCATGTTTGATAGTAATAAACCAAATTGTTTTGAATGTAAATGGTATCGTCCTTTACCTTATGATGCACATATAGAATGTGTTCATCCAAAAATTGATGTTTCTGATAAGTTTCTCACTCCTTTAATGATGATGAGTGGATTAGTTTCTCCAGCTGAAAAACGTCTTAATGTTTATGGTGATTCACATGGAATAAAAATGGGTTGGTTTATGTGGCCTCTAAATTTTAATCCTACTTGGTTATTAACTTGTGATGGATTTGAAAGAAAGGAGGTTAAACAAACAAATGAAGAAACAAAAGTATAATCGAAACAGTTCGAATACTATTAATGGAAATGCAATCAGTCTCGCTGTTAGTCCTACAAACGCAACGAACACAACGAACGACTCCACACGTGCAACAAAGTAAGCTATAAGCCGAAAAGTAATCGCAACGAGTCAACGAACGTAACGAACGCAAAACAGATGGCAGTTAGCCGAGCAGTAAGTCAAAAGAAGTTAATAGAATTAGAAATAACCTGAACACGGCAGGAATTCCGTGTAAACAATTTTATGGATGAAATTAAAAAACTTTTAGAAGAAATAAAACAAAATATTTTAATTGCAGAATTTTGTGAGGGTAAATTCACAAAGGGAGAAGATGTTGGTGAATATGATAGATGGATTTTTGATAATGAAATTTTATATCGGTTATGTTATGGTCCTAATCCTCCAGATTTTTTGAATGATAAAAATGCAATAAATGAAGCTAAAAAATTCTTATCTGAAGAACAATTGTTAGATTTTATTCGATATTTATTAAGTGATGTTCTTAGAGTAGATCATCTTTCAATGTTTTCAAAAATGATTGCTGTTTCTCTTGCTACTGCAAATGAAGAAGCTGAAGCTTTTTTAAGAACGATTGAGAAGTATTAAATACGATAACTAAAATAGTATCCGGAGCACAAACGGGTGCAGACAGAGCAGCTCTTGATTTTGCTATTCAAAATAATATTCTGCATGGGGGTTGGTGTCCTAGAGGACGAATAGCAGAAGATGGTCCTATTCTTTTAAAATATAATTTAGTTGAAACAAAATCAGACAAGTATCCTCCTCGAACAGAATTAAATATTACAGGGTCAGATGCCACAATAATTTTTAATCATAAAGGACCTTTAGAGCGCGGATGTATATTGACGTATAATTTATGTTTGAAGCACGAGAAGCCGTGCTTAGTACTTGAGAAAAATGTATTAAAAACAGAGCTTAATGCACGAGCAATTGAAAGTTTTATATCAATTGAAAGTGCTATTCATCGTAAGGATATTGAGATATTAAACATAGCAGGCAACCGTGAAAGCAAGTCTCCTGGAATGTACGCTTATGTTTTACAAGTTTTAGAATTAGTTTCAAAAAAATATTTTCAATCTCTAGAAAATATAGTAACAACTCTCAATAAATAAAAATTGAAGAGAGGTGACCGTATTTATACCGCGGTTAAATGCTTCAGGTACAGAAACCAGCCAAACTCTTCATTAATATTCTTTCCGATATCCTTGCTTCCATATAACATTAGTAAGTTCACCTGCTATTCCATTAATTCGAGATTCAGTCCAACCAGGACATATTTTATGGAACATTTCATGAATAAGAGTATTTAGAAAGGATTTTTGATTTTGTTTTGGACTAATAATAATTGTATTTGCTTGAATATCTTTAATTTTTGCTGGGTAAAAAAGTCCAAGATTATTATCTTTATCAATTTTCTTAACTATAACTTTAACTGGTATAACTCTTTTAGTCATAGAACTACTTACTGCTTGATAAATAATATTGCAAGGTATATAATATATAAATGAGTTACGAAAGATTCAGTGAATTGTGGGATGCTTTGATTACAAATCGACCTGGAGTTGGTCCAGTTACGATGGTAATGACAAAGGAAACAAAGGATGCATTAGTTGATTATGCTAACGGAAACACAGCAAAAATTGATGCTGTTAGAAATTTCCTCTCAAAACAACCAAGTTGAGAATAAATATAAGAAAATAGTTGCAATTTACATTAGTCTATGATAAATTGTTCGTGTTAAAAGAAATTAAATGAAAACGTCGGTTATATTAGGTAGAACAGAGCTCGATAAGGGGATATGCCCCAAATCAGCCGCTTCTCCCTCTATTGAACGTTTGCATCAAGATTTTAGTTATAATCAGTGGAGGTATGCAGGGTAAGTAATTTTTAGACTTTTTAAAACCCTGCTGAAGAAAAAGTCAGCAGGGTTTTTTGTTATGTGTCTAAGCGAAGAAGAAATAAAGAAGGTTTTGTCAAAACCAGCAAAACCAATAGAAAATTTTGGTAAAGAACGTATAAAGAGAACTAAAAAAGAAAGATATGAGAAAAAGAAGAGAATACAGAAAAGAAGATGGAATGAACAATATGATAGTTTTATCCTCTTAAGAGAATGGCAAAAACATGGATATAATGTAGGTAGTAACGCTCCGCCACAAATAAATGACAAGAGGAGATATTACAGAGAAGAATATTTAAAATCAGATCATTGGAAAGAATTAAGAAAAAGAAAATTAAAGCAGAGCCCAATTTGTGAAAAATGTGGTTCAAATGGATATGTAGAACCACATCATCTACAATATAAAAATTTGTATGATGTAAAATTAAAGGATTTAATGACGCTTTGTAGAAAGTGTCATGTTGAGGAACATAAAAATTTAAAGTTAATAGTTTTAGTTAGTGTAGAAAGGTAGATGAAATTCTACAATTACAATCAGCTATTTATATGGTGACATATAGAAATGCGACGATTGGGATGCAGGTGTGTCTTGGTAGAGGCATAGTAGATACGAGCGTCGATGCTCAGGAAGGATTCTACAGAGCCGATGGCTAAATAATCTCAAGTGAGATGCGTGTTTAGACATCACCAACCTAGGTCGTCGGGATGTGGGACCGTAATGCTCACGAGATTAATATGATTTTTTGCAGCATTAATTTAGTGGTAAAATTTCTAACTACCAATTAGAGTTCATCAGTCCAATTCTGATATGCTGCTCCAATTTTAAATAGAGCTTGATTTTTAATATAAAGCCTATATAATGTATTTGTAATTAAGATTTACTTACGTTTAGTTTTGTCAAAGATGAAATGTAAGTGAAACAGAACCGCGCAATGCGGTTGAGGGGTGGGAAACAGAGAGGCGCAGAAGGAAAGCGGAGAGGTAGGAGAGGAAAGTAAGTGGTTTGCGGCTTAGGTCGTTTGTTGTTTACCAGACTCGAGGAAAAGTCCTCGCCAAGAAAAAGCCGCGTTAATTTATTCCAGTATTAGACCATTAAGGAGATAGGACAGCCTGTAGAGCTGCCGTGCTTTGTGCACCAGGGGGGGGTTCGATATTCCCTCATGCGGGACCATTTTGTGTTATTGATTGAGTGTTCATCAAATCAGTTACCTTGACAGGTGTTAACGGTTCAATTCCCTAGCTGCTGGTGCAGGTTAATGTCTGTCAGAAATTTTTAGAGTTGCTTTTAATCTTAAAAGAAGCTATATTATATTTGTTCTTTGAATTTCTCAGCAGCATTAGTGCTGGTGAGGTTGAGCCTGGAGACGAAAGCATCGTTGATGTAACTCTAAGTTTGCTGGTTGGTAAGTTTTCAAAGGTACATCAGGTTGTAACATTAGATAAAAGATGAAAATACCAGCTAAGTACTTGACGTAACGTCAAGCTTGACGTTTAGGTCGCGTTCAATGCGACCTGTTCGGTTAAGGGTAGGACAAAGGTGCACATAAAACCTACCAATACCTGCAATTTTGAGTTTGTTCTTTGAATGGGCCTGAAATGATTCGATTGTTTGTGTTAAGTTAATAATTATATGTCGAAGATGATCCTTGGCTTCGTAAAAAATGGGTCAAAACTAAATGCTAACAAAATTAGCCAAGCACGTGCATTAGCAACTCTCGCAGTTGATCGCGCATTTGCTCGAGTTCCAGCAATGGCTTAAGGCTGTTGTCTTGAACATTGTTAACCAGTGTTGCTGTCTGTCATATTGGATTAACATCGTTTACAGACTGGTTACTGTTAGTTGTGCCGAAACAGTAATAAGATTAAGCACAAGATTGTGAGCAGAGACGTGCTGGTACGGATGTTCATAACGACGTAGTGAAATAACCAGATAAACATATACAAGTTGTTAAAGTGATCAAACAAAACTCGGCTCGATGCCGACAGGTCCACCAATTTTATGCCCGGTTACCTCAGCGGTTGGTAAATTAAGTATCCGAACACTTTGCAAATGTGATACTAGTTAGAGAGTAGCAGAGTTAGTAAGAGAAAGATTTACTCGAGGCGAAAGTAATTAAATGCGCGCGAGAGGGCCTAGCAATAGCTAGAAAGTTGATAATTCGAGTCCATCACTGGGTATCCTAATTTATACGTTGGTGGCTCGACAAGTAAGGCAACGGTCTCCAAAACCGTACACGATAATTCGTATATGTAGGTGCAATACCTATCCAACGTGCAGAATTTCTTTTTTGCTTGCTTTTTCTGAAATGTATAATACAATATACAAGTTATCTTTTCAGGCGCTGTGGTTGTTACTATCCAAGAAATGTAACTGGTGGAGACGGTGAACGAAGAACTCGTTCCCTCCCGCAAATGAGTTACAGTTTTCCAAGCTGTGGCTCATTTGTGTTTAAATAATTTGGTCACTACCAGTGGTAGATGGCTCTAAAAAGGTTCCTCGGTACCAGCCTGGCGAAACCGAGTTAATTTATCGGGTTATGTGGCAACAAAGGTGTTGCACTTGCTTTGCACGCAAGTTAAAAGCTAGGGTGCGTTACCCTCATGATCCACATTTTATCGCTCAATCGTCTAAAATCTAGGACGCAGTCCCTTGGGACTGAAATGCCAAGGTGAAGTCTGGCGCGAGCGACCAATTTATAAAACCATATTGTGATTAAATAATTACATATGCCTATAATTCCTATTGTTGTTACTCTTATTGTTATCGGAGTTTTGCTCTGGCTTGCTAACACTTATATCCCTATGGACGAAAAGATTAAGAAAATCTTAAATGCTGTTGTAGTGATATTAGTTGTCGTTTGGTTGCTCGATGTGTTTGGAGCGTTTAGTTATGTTAATAACATTCAATGGCATCACCGATAATTTTTGAGTTGCATTTTTTCGTATAAGTATTTAAAATATTTGTATGAAAAATATAGCACTTATAAAAGCTGATGAGGTGATTGAACCAGAATTAGTTGACGATAATTTTCCTCGTTCTACTCTTTTTGATGATATTGATAAATTTACTCAACGTATATTTCATGGATTTAATAGTGGAAGCTGCTTAGAAGAAAAACAAGGTAATTTTATTCTGCAGTTTGAGATTCCTGGTTTTGATGAGAGTGAAATTGACATTACCATAGAAGGAACAACAATATTTGTTAGAGGTATTTCAAAAAATAAACAAACAGAATTTTCATATCAATTACCTCAACCAGTTGTAATAAGCAAAGCTACTTCAATATTTAAAAATGGTATTTTAACTGTTGTTCTTCCGAAGAGTAAAATTAAGAAGCAGAGAATTTTAATTTCATAATTTATAGCTGGCGGGGGGTTAGATCCTGGACGGGCCCATAACCCGTTTTAATCAGATGCGATTTCTGAGCGTAGCGACCATTTATCAGGTACGTAGTGTAATTAGTAGCATTTTACCTTGTGACGGTAACGGTTCTGATGCGAATTCAGACTACCTGAAGATTCTTCTTGCAAATTACATTATCATTTAATAGAATTTTACTCACAGCGGGCCTAGGAAATTATCCATGGAATAATTATACCACACGCTGATCTGTTCAGGAATGACCGGTGAGAGAATAGGTGCATGGTTGACAATTGATGTCAATAATTCCAGCTTAAACTCTGAGTACATCAGTAGCACATGAGCAAATTGTTTCGGTAGAAGTCCGACTATCCTTGAAACGTGAAGGAATGCAAGAATAAAAAGCCTTGACCTCGAATGTGCTACTGAGAATTTTTAATGGTAGTGTGGCCGAAAAGGAAACTGGAAGAACTAACTAGCTTAGAACTAGATGGCCTTGGAAGTTCGACTCTTCTCACTGCTACCATTTTACTACATTAGTAAATGTAGACCGCGGCAGGTGGTAGATACTTATCTAGAGGATACCTAACTTAGTGCACATAATTATAGCTTGATCGAGTTGCGCGAGCAATGCTAAACAGCTGGTACTTCCGAATATGTCGAAATGCTATCTGTAATTTATGCTACAGTGTACGAAACCAGAATAGAAGATGGATAAATTTCAAAAATTTATGTACTTGAAGGTGCAAGTCCTTTCTGTAGTAGTAATTTTTGATCAATGATAGAAATGATAATATCTAAATATTTTTGACCGGTTGTTGGTTTAAAATATAGTTGGTGGGAAGTATCAATAATTACCAATTCAATTTCTCTTTCTAAACATGCTTGAAATTTCCTATTGTCATTATTTTGAATTTTTGAGAGTAATTCTTTTCCATGAATAGGTTCATAATGGTAAATACCATTTAATTCTACTGCTAATTTTAGAGATGGAATATAAATATCAAGTTCTGAATTTATTGCTTCCTTTTTATTGAACAGATTTTCTAATTTTGGATATTTTTGAATTAATTGTTGTTCTATCCATTTTTCTAATTTAGATCGTCTTGTACCATGCTTTTTATGGGTATTATTATATGTTGCAGCACATGATTGTGTACAAAACATATTAGTTGTCTTTTTATGTTTATTACGGGTTGCTGAAGCAACCACTTTAAAGAGTACATTACAATTTTTACATATACAAGATACTTGTGTTATTCTTGATTTATGCGCACATTTTCCACTACAATATATAACATTTCTATTATTTCTTTTTGCTAAATAAATAGCATGTTTTGTTGTTTGAAAGGTTTTATTGCAGTGTGGGCAAATAGTATCTATAATTTTTTCATGATGTTTTGCAGATTTATATTGCGTTTTATTATATTTAACCATACAATTATTTAATCGAAAATAGGATTTCGAATCCGGTTTAGATAACCTATTTCGGGCTTGTAGACCAATAGAAGAGTCAACGGTCCTAAAAACCGTACAGTGCGGGGGCAGGACCCGCCAGGCCTACCATTTTAAAATTATGAGCATAAGAACTAAAAATGATACACATCACGGATGTAAACCCGATGACTGTCATTGTGAAGAACACTGCAATGATAAGCCTTTAAGATCTCTTTTAGAACTGTTTCTCATTGTAGGAAATATGACCCTTTGGTTCTATAATATTTTAGCTCTTGTAAATGTAATGAAACATTAAATGAAAAAGAAAACTAAATGGCCAACTTTAAAAGGTAGATTATCTCAACCATTAACTACTCGAAAAGAGGCAGTAGAGCAATTGCAAAAGTTTGGTATGCCTTTAACAGAGCTAGCAAAGAAATATTTAAAAAATGAAAAATAGTCTCCGTAAAGACGCAATAACTAAAGGTGGTTGGGGTCGAGGAATGAATAATAAATTATCACGTACTTCTAAACATAATCTTGATCGTAAAGTAGATAAGCGCAGACGGAGAGAAGGAAAAGAATTTAATGACCCTATCGACTACGTTAGCTAGGTCGGAAGACCTTCAATCTTCAGGAGCGAGGGCAGCACTCGCTAGGGTCACCAATTTATAACCTCGTGAAGATGAAGAGTGGAATCACAGGCTTGTCACGCCTGAATAAGCAGGCGCACCTCCTGTCGCGAGGACCAATTTCTGACAATGTATAGGTAACAATCGTCTAATGGCAGGATGCCGGCGCGAAGGTCGGAGATATTGGTTCAAGTCCAGATGCTACCAACGTGATGTATATTGTTGTGAAAATGAGTCTGTATAGTTTAGTGCATTTCACAGTGTGCTCCGCCATTGGGCTCATATTGAAGTAGTTAGTAAGGATTATGGTGCAATGGTCAGACACAGCGGCTCCCAAGTCGCTTGTCCAAGTTCGAGTCTTGGTAATTTTTGCTAACTACGGATTTTATTTTTGCGGTATAGGTGTTTATAGATACATACGAGACTTCCAATCTTGGGTAGAGGGTGTGATACCCTCACACCGCTCCAATTTTAGAATAAATAATAGTGTGATGCCATTTAAAATTTTTTACGAAAAAATTGAATCTTGTGCTATTAAATTAGAAGATGGAAGAATCTTTACAGGATCAGATCATGAAAGTGCAGCTGCGGAAGCTCATACAGCAGGAGTTCAATGGACTGATATTGAAAAATGTATTTGTGGTTTTATGATAGATGGAGAATTTTTTAATAGAGAACAAGCTTTTAATATTGCAATTTCAAATGGTATTCTTTGTTTGAAACAACCATGTACTCCAGGTAGATTAGATTCTTACGATTTACCACACTTACATCCGTAAGCATAATATTGATTTTCATATTTTGTTTGTTATTATTTCTTTACTATGAAAGTAAATGCTAAAGCTGATTTAACTGGTAATCTTGTTGTAATTAATGATAATTGGTATTATCTTTGTAAGATTGATGAACCTAAACATTTATCTACTAAACCATTAGTTAATTTTACTATACAGGGTACTTTTACAAAAGCTAAAAGATAAGCATAATATTGATTTCAATAAACTAGTTATTATCATGTCTAAGTTATGGAAAATATAAACTTAAATATAGTTAAAGGTACACTTAACAAATTAAGTGTACTTCTTGATACACAAATTGAAAAGTATACTGCAGCAAAAAAGCCTACAAATGTAGATTTTGAAAGAATTCATAAAACACTTTCTATATATGAATCAGTTGTAGATATATATGGGAATCTTATTGGTATTGATAAAATGGGTAAGGAAGAATTGTAATTTATTTGCCTGTTTGGCTCAGCGGCGACAGCACCATCTTTGTAAGTTGGCAGCTTTTTAATAAGCTCACGGGAGTTCAAATCTCTCAACAGGCTCCAAATTTATTGCCAGTATGCCTCAGTAGCGACAGGACCTGTTTCGTAAACAGATAACATTTAAAAGTGTTCACGGAAGTGTAAATCTTTCTACTGGCTCCGCTTCTATAAGTTGTTTAATACTTTCCCATGATAACTCATTTTTATTAAGAATTAAAAGTTTTTGAGAAATTAGTTTTTTAACTTTTTGTATTTTTTCTGCATCTGTTTGTTGGCAAAAATTATTTTTAGGATCAAGATATGTATTATAATCTGTTAAATAAAAATCAGGATAATATTTCTTATCAATTCCGAGATTGTTTACCCATGGTATTGGTGAGGGTCTTATCCATTTAATTTTGTTTTCGTCAAGTGATTGTGCAACTTTAAATTCCCAACTTGACTCCAACCATACCTTACCAGCAAATGGTGAAGTATAGTAACCTGTTTTATGGTAATGGTTTTTATTTATACATAAGTAAGTTTTACCAATATTTACACGAACTAAATGCAGACATTTACCGCAATACTTTCTTTTATGTCTATGTATGAATTTAATAATTGTACCACATCCACCTTTACATAATTTTGGTTGTTTATTATATTCATTTAGTATAGTTTGTTTTCTAATCGCAGCATATTTTTGTAATTTAAGAAGTTTTTGTTTCTCCTTCTCTGGTGATAATTTTCCTGAGTATCCATTTTTATTTCGTTCTTTATTACTAAATGTTGCTGAGCATGTATGTGAACAAAAATTATGCTGTCGGATCGCATTAAGACACTTTCTAACTGATTTTTTACAAGTTGTACAAAAAATTGTTCTTGTAGTAGATGGATAAGTATATAATTTTCCACATTTACTAGAACAAAAAATAGCAGTTGTATTTTTACTTTCTTTATTTCGTTGCTTCTTTCGTCTTACTGAGCCAAGAATATTATATTTCTTTCTAGTTTGTATTTTATTACATTGTTTACATTTAAAAGGAATATTATCATTCCATTTTGAGTTAACAAATGTTTCTTTATCAATTAATAAACAATCTAGTAGTTCTTTAGGTAAATCCATATATTAATTATTTAATGAAACATAGTCGCAATAACAAGGTGCGGCTCCTATAATAAAATTTGATACGGCTTCCTTAATCAAGAAGGTGGAAATAAAGCCGGAATGAGCGTACACTCCTGAGCCCTCAAATAAATTTTGCCTCTGTAATTCAAAGATAGAATATTGCTTTGGTAAAGCAAAAACGTTTGGGATTGTTACCCACCTGAGGCTCACTTTAATGGCTAGTAAACTTAACAAGGTTAAGGGTTGTCTGCTAAACAACGCGCTCACCTAAGACGTGGGTCAGAGGCAGGATCTGTGCTAGCCGCCATTTTTTATTGAAATAAAAACATATTCTAATATAATGTATCCATGTTAGCATTTCATGGAACATCAATTCAAAATGCAGAATCTATTTGGAAAAATGGATTTGATATTAATGCTCCAAAAAATTGGCAATTGTCACCTAGTAATAAAATATTTTGCCTTTTAGATACAGGTGGTTCAGAATCTTTCCAATATACTTTAACACAAGCTACTCTTTCAGCTTTTCGTGAGATTGATATTGTAAAACGTGCTGTTATTGTTATTGATATTACTGGAATAAAATATGCTCCTGATTCAACAAATACTATGCCAAAACATATGACCTCGATTGAAATGAAGCATATTCCACATAATAGGGTAAAAGCAGTTTTTGCTGATGTAAATAATTTAGTCCAATATAAGTTATTATTTTACTTTCAAGTTGTTAGTAAAAATTTAAAAACAACGCTTAATATTAGTTTAACGGAAGATGAAATTAAAGAGACATCATGTAAAATGGAAACAGGCCAATGTATTTTTACAGATATTGAAAAGATTTATAGTAGAAATATTTTTTATAAATTACCGCAAGCCAAATATTATTTATAAACAAATTTTGGAGGTAGTCCGGCATGGACGAGGACGCGATCCTGAAAATCGTCGCTGGTAAAAACAGTCGGGAGTTCGATTCTCTCTGCCTCCGCCAATTTTACTTGATTATAATGAAATGTATTATATCATATTTTCTGAACTGCAGGGACAAGCCGTGTGATGCTAACTGCGCTCATAACGCAGGAGATTAATTTCTCTATGAATAGTTAGACTCTATTCTCTGCAACCAATTTCTGGACCTATGATGTAATGTAGCATTGCTAGTTTTATAAACTAGGCGCAGTAGATTTCTGCCAAGTTTTGGTTCAAGTCCAAATGGGTCTACCAATTTTCATCCCACAGTAATTCATTATTAGTAGAATATCGTCCTGATAAGGCGAAAGTGATTGGGGCAGAGCCAATCTGTGGGACCAATTTTTGTTCTTGCAATTAATCTTGTTTGTGCTTATTATATTGACATGAAAAATTTCTTTATCTGTGGCCGTAAAAATTTTAAAGGTTATGAAGTAGCCTTAAGTGGCAACAACGTAATCATTTGGATTACTGGTGAAGAATCTCCTGAACGAGTCAAAGAAATAACCACCGCAGTTTTACTCTATCTCGAAAATGAAGGATTTGGAGATTTAAGCCGAATGAAAGTTCGGGTAGAGCTGAAAGAGTTTGGCGAGAGTGGGGGTATTTTAGTTCCTGCATAATAATTTCAAATGGGCTGCAAGCTTTAAATTGAAGCAAAAAGCTTTTAACTTTTTGAACTTGGGGAAGTACCAAGGCGGCTCACCATTCCATTTTTATTCCAGAGTAGCTCAACTGGTAGTAGCAGATCATTGTTAATGATCAGATTGCTGGATCGTACCCAGCCTCTGGAGCGGACCACAAGTATTAAAGTGATACAGCAGACTCTTAACCTGCAAAACACGGGGTAGTACCGTGGTGGTTCACCAAATTTACCTGCATAGTATAAAAGTATTACCAACGGTTTTGGCCCGTAAGAAGTAGGGGCAGTACCTACTGCAGGCGCGTTTTCTTAATGCCAGTATCAAGAAGTCTTGAGCATGATTTCATATGTCATTGCGCGATTTGGAGCATTACCATCTGCTGGCACTAATTTTATCAGAAATCATTTGCATTTTATATTAGGTAATAAGAAAATGAAAATATGAACGATGAAAACGAGTCTCCTAAAAGTGCATTAAGAATTTTTCTTGATGAAATAATTGATTCAAACAATGAGTTCATACACACAGAACTTGAAACATTACAAAAAACAATTTTAAACTTTTTATGTACTAGTAAAGGAGTGATTAGAGAACACGATCGTCGGAAGATGATCTTAACAGTTAATCAAATAACAAAACTTGAAAAGCTTCAGCAATACATTTACAATTCACTTCTGATTTATGAAGGTCAAGGAGTTGTGGGAATGTTAGAAAGATAAATATGGATAATCCTAAAATTACAGTTCATAAAGGTGAAAAGAATCATTTTTTAAGGGTTCATCTTGATGCAGAACCTAGCGGGATGTTACGATTTGAATCTGAACATGCATATACTAAACCTGAAGCTGATTTTAGAGCAGTTATGCTTTCATCTCGATATGGTTTTGATAGGGATGAGTTACCAACACATCTGATAATCGAAGTATATCCAAAAGTATAATTTAATGGGAGAGTAGTTTAAAGGTAGAACATGAATCCTACAAATTCGAGACGATGGATCGTTACCATTCTTTCCCACCATTTTAACCCAATCAAACTAACCTAGTGGAAGTGCATACCCGAAGAGTATGAAGGTCTGGAGCATAACCAGAGATTGGGACCATTTTGTTCTATTCGTCTAAAAGTAGGATATTAACCTCTCAAGTTAAAAACACCAGTGCGATACTGGTATAGAACACCATATTTTAATATTGATTTTAACTTAAAATATATTATACTTTATCTATAATGGATTTATTCAAAAGTTCAGGTAAGTTAGAATATCGTAATGAAGGATGGGTAACTCTCATACCTTCTTCATCTATTGGTAGATACTATAGATGGTGGGTTGAAAAAACAATTCATCAAAAAACCAACGTTCCAATGAAAGGCTGGCATATTACTGTTGTTGCTGGAAAGTATGAAGATTGCAGTTTACATCCAGCATGGAAAAAACATGAAAATGAAATAATTGAATTTGAATATGATCATAATGTAGTTGATGATTTTACTTCTTATTGGCTTACTATTTACTCAAGACGACTTGAAGAGATCAGATTAGAGTTAGGATTGTATCCTTTTCCAAAATTTCCGTTTCATTTAACGGTTGCAAATCTGAAGAATCTATAAATAATATTACGGAATGTAGCCTAACAGTGAGGCCCTAGTTTTGGGAACTAGTACAAGTGGGGGCAGCACCCACCATTCCGACACAATTTCGAATTGCTCTCAAAGTGTAATGGATTATGCACAACTGTCTACGGAACAGGAGGTTCTAGATTCGAATTCTGGTGGGAGCACACTTTAAGCTAGTGGATCGAGTAAGTAAACGAACCCGTCTGCAAAACGGTAAAAATAGTGGGAGCATTACCCACCTCTAGCTCCAATTTTTCTTCTTGCAATCAATCAAAAATTAGTTTATATTTAAAATAATATGAAAGCAGTAATTCAACAAAAAATTGAAGAATTAGTAACAATAGTTAGAGATCAATCACCTATGAAGTAGAAATGGGATTACCAAATGCATGTGATTGCAAGGATTATTTATGTACACAGAAATAAATTTTAAAACTAAAAAACAACTTAAAGAAGCAGTTATACAAGGAGAAGAAATTCGTGTATATCAACCTAATGATGTATTTGATAGTCCTCAAGCAAAATCAAATTATTCTGGCCGTGCAGCTGTTGAAGGTCCTCATTATCCTGAAGCACATCGTTGGTATGCTTCAGTTGAAATTAAAAATGGATTAGTTGTCAAAGTAAAGTAGAAAATTTCTCAAGACAACCGATTGATTTTCTTTCAGAAGACTCAATAATATCATTACTATGAAATTCAAAATCTTAGGTATATTATCGGCTGCAGTGCTTATCATAGCACTTGCAGGTCTCACTACAAGTACTACAGGTTGCAAAACAATTACAAACCTTATAGGTACAAACACAACTCAGATTCAATCTGATGTAATGTCGGCAGCTACACAAGCTACAACTTATGCTCTTAACCAAGATGCAAAATCACGTATTTATTTTGTTGCAGCGACTGATGTATTGGGTTCGTTTGTAAATTCAACAAATTCAAACCCAGCAAGTATTGCGGCTGCTCTAGCTGCATTACCTATTAGTCAATTGCAATCACCTGAAGCTCAATTAGCAATTACTGCAATTTTAGGAGTATATGATATAACATATGCATCTTATGTACAGAATGCAGTTGATCAAAATGGTATGGCTAATGCTGTACTAAATGGATTAGTCCAAGGTATAAATGCTGGTTTAGCAGCAGTTCCAGCTCCTGTTGCATCTGCAAGCACAATTGCAAGTTTAACCAATTTAAAATCACCATACATGATTATTAAACCTGGTTTAGTTCCTCAACAAAAGAAGAAGTAAATTATTTTAAAAATCAATAGCCTATGGTGAAAGCCATAGGCTTTTTTTGTGCTAGTATTAGTGCCCTCTCCTAAAGGGTAAACGTATAAATTGGATAATGTAGGTTCGAGCCCTAGCACACCATTCTAAATAGCCTAATGGCGCAAAACGGTAACGCAACTCGCTCTGAACGAGAAGATTAAAGGTTCGAATCCTTTTTAGGCTGCACATTTTCATATCCATGTAATGGTACTTCTCGTCCCTTCATATAATCTCTTCTAGAAAGCTTCAACCATTCTTCATACCATTTCTCTTCCCAAAATTTCTTAGCACTAAAATCAAATTCTAACTGTTGGCTGTGCATGTAGATATTTATTGATTTTTATCTATTCACCTATTATATTTAATATAATGAGTAAAACAAATGCTGGAAAAGGTGATAAACCAAGAAATTGTTTTTCAAAAGAATGGTATAAGAACTATGATTTAATTTTTCCAAAAACTAGTGGAAGAATAATAGCAGAAAAAATAAGAAAAGAATGTAACAGTTTATCTAACAAGGAAAGAAAAGAATTACTTAAAGAAGGATTAAAATTAATTAATAGAGGTTTTAAAGGAGTTAGAAAACAAGTTCAAAAAATTTAAAACAACTATTTTACCTTTCTGATGATGTTTATACCTATGCCGAGTATAATTATGATATCGTAACAAAGGGCGATAATGGAAGCCGATGGTCTTTTGGCTTCGGTTTTGAGTTCTAAACAAGCAATAAACATATAGTTTCTTAAGAACTACTCTATGCGCTCTGCGTTTAGAGTAGTTCTTGTTTAAGAAGATATTAATACAAAAACAAGCGGTTATAGAATGATATGAAGAAAAATGTTGACTATAATTTATTAGTACAAGCTGAACGTATTAGATATCAGTCAGATTTTTCTTCTGCTCATTGGTTACATCAAGTCATATCAGATTATGAGCGAGGTATTGAAGTTAAAATACGACGCGAAGCATTTGAAAGTGTTCTTCGAACAGCAATTAATTTAGGTTGTAAAGCAGCGATAAAACTTGCAAATACATTTCCAGTATATGCAGGATTTCCACAATATTTAAAACTATCAAATCAAGGCTGGAAAAAACTGCTCAAATGATCTTGAATGATTTTGACAAACACACACTGAATCGTTTTCGATATGCACGAGAAGGTGATTAATTTAACAAATAAAATAAGTGATTCTTCGCTGTAGAAATATAGAGGAAGCTATGACTGCACAGCAGATGTTTGGGAGACGTAAGTCGTTAATACCACAAATTAGCAGCAATCCTAAGAAGTCTGAGTGTAGTGTTGCACGTTTGAGGACAAAGTTGGAGCAGCAATTCATAAAGAGTTGCCTATCGTGAGATAGAGATAAATGAAGAATACTTGAAGAAATTCAAGAACAGAATCATAGCTATAGCTTATTTTATTTGTTGTTAGACAAAAAATAAAAATACCTTGTTCTTTTATTGAGTTTTTTAAAATTTAATATATAATGATCTTTAATAATATGATAAATCGAAATGATAAATTAGCTAATCAACCTTATAATATAAACATCTTAAAAGCAACAATTCACTGGTTGTATGAACAAGTTAAACATACTGAAAAAGCGTTGAAAATAACACAAAGACAAAATAATACTAGAGGAACTAATTTTAATTTAAAACGGATGAATGAGCTTGCTAATCGGATACTTCATACTGATCATGAAATGGTAGAGCACGGACTCATTTGTGCATAATTAAAATGCAACATGTAACCAATATTTTACGGCAGAGAATTACTCTAAATGTTAATTCTAATTGGCGTCCTCTTGGTTATATGATGGTACGAAGTGCATTTACTGCACTTAATGGTGGTGCTGATACATTTGGTGTAACAGGACAACCACCTGCTAGAGCATTCATTATTGATTATGGTAAAGATGAAGAAGGGTTTTATGATTTCGATCAATTAATTGAATGTCGTCCTATTGATTGGAGCGAATGGATAAAACAACCTATTCGGGGACATGATTCTGTAGTACATACTTCAAAACTTGAAATTAGGGTACCTACAGTTATTATGTCAGTAAACATGAATGAAGATCCAGTTATTAAAAAAGGTCGGCCTACAAATCGAGATATTTTAATACGTGATGGATATGTATGTCAATATACTAATAAAAAATATCCTCCATCTCAATTAACTGTTGATCATGTTATTTCAAAAGATGAATGGAGACGTAGAGGACTTCCAGGAAGTCCTGATACATGGGAAAATATGGTTGCTTGTTATAAGCCTTTAAATCATGAAAAAAGTAATAAAACTTTAGCAGAGATGGGATTAAAATTAATTCGTAAACCAAAAGCTCCTCCGGCTGTTAGATTGTCTGAACTTATCCGTGAGATAAGACACCAGGATTGGAAACATTTCTTTGAAAAATATCAAGATATGAAAGTTAATATTGGTAATGAATAAATGTTGACTACTTAAAATTATGAAAACAATAAAATACAAAGTTGGAAAGAAAGAAGATATCGGTGGTATTCCCTGTGGATCTATTATATTGAATGCTGTGATGGTATTTGGAGATGAATATGAAGCTTTGATATATTTACCAAAAAAAGTAAAATATGAATTTGATGGAGAACAGAATTTTGAGGTAGGATGTAGTTCTTTAAGTTTCGCTCTTTTCGATCCTTTTAGTAAAGCTTGGATAAGACTCAAAGAAGATTATTTAAACATAACTTTAAAAAAGTATGAACCACGAAAAGGAAAATAACTTGTTAATATGATTGCATATATAATACCTTCTTACTGTCTTTTAATTATAACAATTGTTTTAATTTTATTGTTACATTATTTTAGACAGCCTGGTAAAGGTGGAATAATAGGCCATAAAATTAGATGCTCTGATTATCATGCATGGGATGATGCAGTTGCTTATAGGAAAAGAGAACTTCAAGAATTATTAAATGCAAAACCAAATACTAGAGGGATAAAATTTCAAGAATGGTTACATAATTATAATACTTTAAAACGTGAACTTGTAGAAATAATAGCATTAGAGCCAAAAATATGAGCTTACATAAGTCTTCTAAAAAAATAAAATATTTTTGTAATATTTGTAAAAAACCTTTCTTTTTAAAGAAAAAAATTAGTCATATTCCAAAATGTCAAAAATGTCTAAAAAAATATGCAATTGAACGGTATAAAAAAGCGCAATATCATAGATTACCCAGATATAAAGAAAAATTTTTTGGTTATAGATTAAAGCATTCTTATAATATAACAAAAACAGATTATGATCAAAAATTGCAACAGCAAAACGGCGTTTGTTGTATTTGTAAAAAACCTGATCCACGTACTCGCTTATCTGTAGATCATGATCATCAAACAAATGAAATTAGAGGATTATTATGTCATAGTTGTAATCGTGTATTAGGTGTATTAAAGGATGATGTAAATCTATTTCGGTCTTGCTGGTCATATTTAATGCAATTTACTCCAAGAAGAAGTTGGGATGATTATTTTTTAGATATTGCTGAATTAGTTGCATTACGTTCAAAAGATCCATCTACAAAAGTAGGTGCTGTAATTGTAAGAGATAAAATTATATGTTCTACTGGATATAATGGATTTCCTCGTAAAGTAAATGATAATATTCAAACTCGGTATAATAAACCAGAAAAATATTTATGGACAATTCATGCAGAAGAAAACGCAATTTTTAATGCTGCAAGAGCAGGTAATAAGATAGAAGATGCAGTATTATATGTTACTCCTTTATCACCTTGTTCATCTTGTGCACTTTCTATATCTCAAGCAGGTATTAAAGAAGTAGTATATAGAAAAAATAAAGTTACACCACAATTTGAAGAAAGTTGTCAAAAAGCTTTTGAAATTTTTAATGCTTGTAAAGTACTTGTTAGACCATCAGAATTAGATGACATTAGGGATCAATAGCAACCTTCTTAGAATTAACAACTGGAAAAGCAGGCATGCGTGTTAATTTACTTGTATTTTGTCCAACTTTTCGAGTACCATCTGCAGTTTTAGTTAATGTCAAAGGAAGATTAACAAATTCATGTGAGTGAGGTATAAACTCAACTTTAACAGGAGCAATAGCAATAACTCTATGATCATCTACTGTTCTAAGTTTTATATGTATCTCTTCAGGGGTAACCCAACCTCGCAATTTTGTTGTTTCAGTTTCTTGAACTTCTACTGGTGCAGTAATATGTTGAATAGTTAATTCTCCTTCAACATGTAAAGAACCTCCAATAACAACATTTTGAGTAACACCAAAATTCCCGTCAACTAGTACTTGTCCATAATTTTTATGACGTAAAACTATTGATTCACTAGTAAGAGTCAAACGTTTATCTCCTACAATATTAACTTCATTTTCACTCGCTATATTTACTTGCTCTCCTGCAATATTGATAATTGTCCCACCAAGTTCTACTACACCATAAGATTTAATACTTACACCACCAGCACCCACCAAAACATTAAAACGATTACAAACATTTAAATTATAACTTCCACCTGGTAAATCATCAACATGTACCAATTCAATTAATGGTGATGCTTTTTGATTAGTTATTACTCCTTTAGGAAGTACTACCACTTCTGATTTATTAATTTTTCCAATTTCATCAATCCTAATACTTGGAAAATCATTCATTAGTAGACCAATATTTTCAATTTTATGTTTTGTTATTTGTATTATTTCACTACCACCTAAACCTAATTGTTTTTCAATTTCAGCTAATTGTGAAATTTTATCTGTTAGAGCACCAGAAATTAATGTATCTTTATCCTGATTATCAAATGTACCACCTTGGCTTGAGGGACTTATACCACTACCTCCGCAACAGGGACAATTTCCTCCATTTAAAAAATTTGAAGGGCTTGCCGCCGGTTGGATTAATTGAGGTGTATTACCTCTAAATCGAGGAACTACACCTAGAAAAAGACTGGGTGTATTTATACCTGTAAAAATACTGCTTAATAATCCAGAAGGAAGTTCTGATAAAACACTATTAGTGTTCCAAATATTTTCTCGATTTGGATTTGAACAAACAGGACAAGAATTATGTCCACCAATACCAGCTGGTTTCTTTTGTTGTCCTTGTGAAACCTTTTTAATATAAATTGAATCTTGAAAATATGCTGCTCTTTTTATTTCGAATAGTTGCTTTAATTCAGCTATTTGATCTACAATAGTTTTCCATTGAGTAAATGCATCACGATTTAAATTTCCTATCTTTTTATAAAAATCTCCTCGTATAATTTGTTCAAAATCTCTTCCAACGAATTCACTTCTAAATCCCTTTGTTGTTAAAAATTGATCTGCTAAAACTAACTTTTGATCATTAGCTGTTGCAAGTTGTATAGTTGTTTGATTATTAAACTCTAAAAATGAACCACTATAGTGTGTTAATTTTAATAATTCTCTATTGTCAGTATTAACAATTTCAAATATACCACCTTTTTGACTAAAAACAAATTTATTTCGATATGTTTCACTATTATGATTATAGCTACTCATATCAGTTACTGTTTTATTTTCAGATGCACCAGGATAATCGATACCTTCATCAGCTGTTATATCAAAAATACTTTTCCAATCTGTATCACCGAAAGATACTGCAAAATATACAGGAAACATAGGATCTCCTTCTCGAAAGAAAATCCATACATGACTCCCTACATTGGGAATACTAAATGTACCTTTCGCACAATTACTGTAACTAGAAGGTAAATAACTATTACTATATTTGTTAATTCGATTGCTTGAAGCTGAAAGACTTGAACAAAAGGCATCAGCAATTTGTAGTGGTTGTATTTCATATTTACGTGCAGGTTTTTCTCCAATACCATCCTTGTTTAAATTATATTTTGATAATACTGAAGTAGGTTGTGTTGTTGTAAATTTATTACTATCTGATATAGATGCAGTATCACTAAAGGCATTATATCGTCCGCTTCCTGATGCACCTACTAAAGGTGCTGCACAATCTGCCCAAGGAAGTATTTCTCTTAATTGATTTATAATGTTTGAAAGACTGGAATTTATATTTTTACCAAGAAATTTAAATGAAATATCAGTCGTAGAATCAATCCAATTTTTATAAACACTAGGTGATATGTGTGGTACAAAAACTTTAATTCTGCCTTGTTTATCAGGATCATTATTTTGTACTACAATACCTAAAAAATTTCCTAGGTATTTTTTCTTATAAGAACGAGCATTTGAACTAGGATCAGCATTACTATAACGATTATTCATATTTTAAACTAAGCTTGACCATTTTAATGATTTAGGAGCTGGAGTAGCAATTATACTATTGCTTATATTGTCACTTACTTTACTTGCAGCACTTGTTGCAGCTTGAGTAATATAGTTAGGATTACTATTATAATTTCTAAGTGATGTAGGATTAGTATTGTTACAAACTTTTTGAATTTGTAATAATATTTCTTGCTTTAATAATACAAATTGTTCTATTTGTATTTTTTGATAAAGAAAATTATTGACTTGATTTGTAATAGAATTAGCTGCATTTTCGAGAGTGTTTCCAACTAATGCTGAACGGTTAAAAAAGTAATTGAAAAGAGCATTAGCAATAGGATTTTTTTGAGTAAGTGTTAACAATTTTTGATTTATACAATCTTGTGCTGCGTCAGAAACTTGGCCAACTAAAGTTGCAACAGCAGTTGATGCATATTTTGCTACTGTTGCAGGACCAGTAGGTGAGAATGTTTCTCCAAGATTAATTCCAGTCAAATTACCGATAGTTGCATTTAATCCGCTTTTTGCTGGAGGAACAAATATTCCTTCAACATTTCCAATAGATAAACCACCAAAAATAGGTAAATTAGGCAAATTTTTTGCTGTTGTAATAGCAATAGATAATACAATGTTAGGTTGTTGTCCAATAGTGCGTATTTGACCTAAAGCACTGTTACTTTCTCTGTTAATAGAGGTATTAATTGTTGAGAAAAATGATTGGTTGTCAAAAATCACATAATTATTTAGTATATAAAATTAAAGTGGCAATGTATTGATTCTGTTATTTTTACTAATATTATATTCAAAATTATGAAAATCTTAGTTAGCCATGAATGTCCTATTAGTTTATTAGAAGAATCGAAAAAATGGAATGATTATCAATATGCATTGGTTCATTTATTTGAGACTCATCCCAAATATTATGAACATTTTTACAACTGTACCCATCATTGGAATATTGAAACCTTACTGGACAACTCAATTTTTGAGCTGAAAAAGGCATTTGATCCTGATAAGTTCAAATATTGGATTGAAGAATTAAAACCAAATTGTTATATTATTCCAGATTTTCTTGAAGATGCTGAATTAACAGTTGAACAATGTGCTGAATGGCTAGGTACTCAAGGATCAGCAGGACATGCATCAACATGTAGAAAGATTGGAGTAGTGCAAGGTAAAACTTTTCAAGAATTAGTTGATTGTTATAAATTCATGGATGAAAATGTAGATCAAATTGCAATTAGTTTTGACTATAGTTATTATAAGACAACTGGAATAGGTAGAACTCCTTTGGAACTAAATGCTACCGGTCGTCAAAGATTTATTACTGATTTGATTAGAGAAGGAGTTTGGAATTGGAGAAAACCGGTTCATCTTCTCGGCTGCAGCAGGGCCGATGAATTTAAGTTCTACATAGACAATAATATTTATAATATAAAATCATGCGATACCTCAAATCCAATTATAGCAGGAATTGAAGGAATTGCATATGATGGAGATTTTGGATTGAAAACAAAATCAAAAGCTATACTTGCAGATTCAGTTGATATTCAATTAACTGAAGATCAAATACAATTAATTAGACAAAATGTAAATTCGTTCAAACACATTCTCCAGAGGTATTAAGTAGAAATTGCTTGCAAAATATAAAAAATAAATTAACATTTAAATATGAATAAATTACAAAATTTAGATCGGGTTTGGCTGGGAATGTTCTCGCAGACTGGAAATGAACTATTTGAAGTTTCAAAAAATCTGGGACGTTTTCCAGACGTTATTATTACTGATCGAATTGACTTTGATGGTGTGAATCGTGATCTGCTTGAAGCGATTCAAAAAAATAATATTCGGTTAATTCAGATGACTCGACCGACTGTTGATGATTATCGAATGGCTATTCCGTTTGGTGCATTAGTTACTTTACATGGTTATTTGAAAATTCTTCCGCCTGAAATTTGTGACGAGTATGAAATTTTCAATGGTCATCCTGGCGATATTGTTCTTTATCCTGAACTAAAAGGAAAGGATCCGCAAGCAAAAGCGATTAGATTACATCTTCCATCTACTGGATGTGTTATACATTCCTGTTCCAAAGATTTGGATGGAGGACAAGTTATAGCTAGAGAATGTCAACGGATTGACTATCTTACACCATTAGAAGAAACCGTAAATCAATACTATCTACATTCATATTATATGAGTATGGAGGAAGAAAATATTAAAATTTTAACATACGTTCTTCACGATATTTCTATTCGTATGTGGACTAACTTTCTTGAAGAAAAACTCATTGTAAATCCTATTGATTTTGATAATCATCCTTCAACTGATATTAATACTTTAGTACTTTTAAGCTTTACAGGTTATTTCTAAAATGACTACTCCATCAGAACAAAATTCTCCAGCACGAGAAGGTAGTGATCTTCCTAGATTTAATGGATATAAACATATCATTGATGATGGTGATTGCACTGATCATGGATATTTTATACCTAAACAACCTATACCAAAAAAGCAAAAAGTATATACAGAAGCTGAAGTAAGAAAGATGAGGGATACAGTCTACGGTCAAATTTCTTCTGATAAGAATTGGAAAAAATGTAAAAAGAAATGGATGAAACAGGAGAATATTCTTTGGCTTGAACGAGGGTTAAAGCTGTGTTAATTTCCTTATCAGGAGCTCAAAGTTGCGGCAAAACCACTCTCCTTCAAGAGTGTAAGAAGCTTAAATTTCTTGAAGGGGCAACTTTTGTAGATGAGGTTACCCGTAAAATAGCAAAACAAGGTATTTCTATTAATACAGATGGAAATAATTTAACACAGCTTTTAATTATAAATGAGCACATACAAAATTCTTTATTAACAAATGCTTTTTTAGATCGGTGTATTGTAGATGGATTTATTTACACTGAATATTTATATAAACATGAAAAGGTAGATGGTTGGGTTTATCGTTATGTAAATCATATATATGACATGTTACTTCCAAAATATGATATTATTTTCTATTGTGCACCAGAAGGTGTTCCTTTAGAAGATGATGGAACCCGAGTAGTAGGAAAAGAAGGAGAAGAATTTAGAAATGAAATCATTCAAAGATTCAATTACAATTTTATTGTAGATAGAAGATTAGGTAAAAAAACACGAGTCTTAACTGGTAGTGTAGTTGAAAGAATGAATAAAATTCATAGAGTGTTAGAAGAAGAATTTGAAAGAAAAGATTAATATGCATTATAGAAAACTTCTTAATTCAGATAGAGTGCTAGAATCTCCTCAAGAAGTTAGTATGACTATTTCTTCTAAATGTCCTAGAAAATGGGCATTTGTAGATATGGAAACTGGTGATATTTGGATGCATAAAACAAGATTAAAAAAACATAAAGACTACCCTTATAATTTTTACCAAGCAGATCAAGATGTAATTGATAACATAGCTATAATTATAGACGATTGGAATAAAGTATTTACAAAAATATGATCAATAAAGTATTAGGACAAAAAATAGCAGCTCCTTCACAATATGATAAGTCAATTCTTGTTCGTGAAGAAAGGCAAAAGAATAGAAGCCAAATCGGATTAGATAGTAACAATCTTCCTTTTATAGGTTATGATATTTGGAATTGTTGGGAAGTTTCTTGTTTAACTGATTATGGATTACCTGTAACTGCAATTGCAAAAATTGTATATCCTGCAAGTAGTAAATACATTGTTGAGTCGAAATCTCTAAAGTTGTATTTCAACTCATTCAACATGACTAAGTGTGGCGATTATGCTGATAAGGCTTTAGTTAAACTAAAAGTTTTAGCTGAAAAAGATTTATCTGAATTACTAGAAACAAAAGTAGTAATTGGAATATTTCAAGCTACTAATATAGGATTTATAGTTCCTCCTATTACTAATTGGTTAACAGAATATGAAGATTGGGAAAATATTGATTATGCTAATGATGGATTTGAATATAATGAATATAAAGAAAATCCTGAATTATTACAAATAGAAGAAAATCCAAAGGGTATAATTGTTGCACAAGCGTTTGTTACAACTGTATTACGAAGTAATTGTCCAGTAACCGGAGCACCAGATGCTGGAGATGCGTATATCTACATTAAAGGTGTAAACCCGATTGATAAAGAAAGTTTACTTAGATATATTGTTTCATTTCGCGAACATAAAGAATTTCATGAAAATTGTGTTGAGCGTATTTATACTCGTTTATGGAATAAATTTACTCCAGATGAATTATTTGTATATTGTGCATACGTCCGCAGGGGTTCGCTAGATATAAATCCGCTTCGTGTTTCACATGTAGATTTAATTCCAGAACAATTAATTTCTATTACATCACCTTTTGTAAAAACATTAAGACAATAATATGGATACTGATACACAAAATTTAAGTGGTAATATTACAATTATTCCGCCTTTTATTACAACATTAGAAAAACCTTTCAAACTTTATTCTACTGGTATTTTCTTTAGAGAAGAAAACGGATTTGGGATAGTTTTTACAAGAAAATGTACTGATATAAATACATCTTTAGCAATTGAAAGTGTATGTAATGATGCATTTAAATTAGGATTTGAAGAAGGATCAAAAACATTTAAAGAAAAATATGGATATATTTAACTCACTTTGGATTGAAAAATACCGTCCCGCTATTTTAGGTGATTTAGTTTTAAGTAAAGAAAACTTAGATACATTTAATGTTTACCGTAAAGAGCAGAATATACCTAATCTACTTTTTGTAGGCAACCCAGGTACAGGAAAGTCGACCCTTGCTAAGGTGACTGTAAAGGATATTCTTGATTGTCAATACATGTACATTAATGCATCAGATGAATCAGGTATTGATACTATTCGGAACAAGGTAATAGGATTTGCACAAACAAAGAGTATTGATGGTAAAATTAAGGTAATTATTTTAGATGAAGCGGATGGAATTTCAGGCGATGGCCAGCGTGCTTTGCGTAATGTAATGGAAGAATATTCACAAATTTCAAGATTTATTTTAACTGCAAATTTTCGCTCTCGTATCATATTACCATTGCAAAGTAGGTGCCAAATATTTGATTTAGTTCCACCTATTGAAAATATTATTACAAGACTAAAATTTATTCTTGATACTGAAAAAATAAAATACAATATAAATGATATTGAGCAAATTTCACGTGAAAATTATCCAGATTTACGTAAATGTATTAGCCAAATACAACGATATAGTAAAAATGCTAATCTATTATTACCAATAAAGGCTGAAGTAAACGACTTTATTGAATCTTTGTTTAAACTATTACAAAATGGACATGTGTTAAAAATAAGAAAATGGGTTATTGAAAGTGAGATCAAATTTGGAAATGATTATCCCTTCCTCTTAAAACAATTATTTGATTATGTATATATTCAAAAACTTGACAGTGATTGTAAAAAACAATTATTAATAATAATTGCTGAATATCTTTGGAGAAATTCACAGGTATTAGATCAAGAAATTAATGCATATGCATGTTTTTTACAAATAAATGAAGTATTAATTAAAAAGTAAATGGCAAAAACACACACAAGTACAATTCCTATTAAATATCCAGTAGATTTACAAGGTCAAAGATTTAATAAATTAACAGTTATTAAATTTACTCGCTAAATATTTATTATTCATCATGAATTCTTTTTAATGTTTCGGGATTAGGAATATAATCTGAATAAAAGCTAACTGAAAGTAATTCTTTAATTGCAAGTTCTATTGGTAAATATATTAATACAGAAGGCTTATTTTTTGTAGCTGTATTAAATAATTCAATAATTACCAAATTTTTTGTTCTTTCTACTACAATACCTTTACCTTTTGTAGGTGGATGTATATCATTTCCAAATATTGATGATAATAATGTCGATGTTTCTGAATCAAGAGGTAATGATTTTTCATGTGTTTTATACTCACAAATGGTGCCAACAGGAAATAAATTTTTATTTCTCTGATATGCTTCAAAAATTAATTGTGAGTCTTTATTCATTATTTTAAATATTCTGCAGAAAATATTAATTTATTATTGTCTGAAAATTCACCAACACCTTCTTCTTCCCAATTACTTTTTATTAATCCTTTTTGTGCTAAATCATATAAAATATCATCCATACCTGGACAATTTCCACCATAAACAGGTTTTGCTAATTTACATAATTTTTCATGTGTTATTCCTTCATTTTGTTTAATCAAATTCAACACATCATTTTCATATGTTCTGTGCTTTTTATAAGCTTCAAAAATTAATTGCGAATCTTTATTCATTATAGAACACTACCACGTTTATAGAGTGCTTTGGTCCCAGTACCGGGTTTTACAACAGGACCATCAGAAGAATGCATATCTACAAGTTCTTGTGCTAATTCCTTAATAACTTCAAATTTTGCATCTTGTTCTTGAGGATTACCAGGATTATGCTCAAGTTGAACAATAGTTTGTAAAATTTCATTACCTATTGTAACTTCTCGTTTTTCAGCAGGATTTGACATATCTGTCTCATCATGTTGAGGAGTTTCAGGAGCTGGTTGTTCACCTTCTTCTTTTATAACTTTTGTTCTTGATTGTTTAAAGGCTTCGAATATTAAGCGATCGTCTCGTTTCATAAGTGGTATTGTCATAAATATTTATTAGTAATATGATTGATTTTGAAGAATATTGTAAGAATTCACTTTTATTAGAATACAACCAGGCAATAATTGTAATGCTAATAGAAAAATTTAAGAAAGAGCGAAAAAATCTGACAGATCAACAAATATACTATTATATTAATAGATTTGATCAGGTAAGAAATTCTCCTAGATTTGTTGAAATTGTAAGTGCTACTTATCCAGCTATTACTAATCCAAAAGATATTTTGCAATTTACATTCAGACAAATAGAATCTATTGTTGACCAATTTCCACAACGCGAAAAACAAACTCCTACACCGCAAAATAATTTATCACAAGAAGATCCTTATAAAGATTTACAATTAGTTTCTAGTGCAAATGGATTAAAAATATATCACGCAACAAGTCAACAAGGATGTATCGCTATTAATAAGGGTATATTTGATAGAACATATAATTTTTGTGTTTCTACTAGTAGTGCAGGCAATCTTTATAATAATTATAGATTTAGTGGTAAAGGATATTCATTTTATTTTGTTTATGATCCTTCATTAAATAAGGCAAATATTCTACATTTATTAGTTTTACAAATCAGTCCTTCTGGAAAAATAATATTTACTACCGCTGCTAATACAGGAAACAGCCAAATTTCTTGGAAAGAATTACTTAAAATGCAGCCAAAATTAAAGGGGCTTGAAAGTGTTTTTTCGTTTCATCCTTATACACGAGAAGAGAAAATAATAAAAGCAATTGAAAGTAGATCACCTACACAATTTGGTAGACTTAGCTATGATGATAAGAAAATGTATATACAATTAGGTGGTGAAATAAATGTAATCAATTATAGAGCTTTACCAGGAGAATTAAAATTAGTGTATATTAATCATTTACCTTTCACTAAACGGTTAAAAGAAAATATAGTTAACTGGATTAAACAGCATGAACCAAATAATTGGGCACGTTTACAAGAATTATTACATTTAGAAGAGTTTAAAAATTTATCACAAATTGGAATACTACGTAAATTGAAATTTTTTAATAATCCATGTTTTGCTAAATTAGCTTATAGAAACTTAGGCATTAATCCAATAACAATAAAATTAGGAAGGAGTACCGTTATTAATGACCAATGTTGTTTAATTTTTCCGTATAAAGATGCTGAACAGTTATTATCAACAGTAACACAAAACAACTTAAATAAAATACAAGAAAGATTTAAAATAACATGGGATACTATTTATACATATCCATTATTAGTATTTAATTATCACTATGCTGCCGCAGCATATGTACTAAAGTGGAGTTATTTTATATTCGGTAAAACAAGAAAAGGTAAACAAGTGATTTATGCAAGAAAAGAAACGTGGTCACCGGAAGCGGGGCAAACTTATTTATACACTGAAGAAGGAAAAGGTATGGCAACAGATTATGTAAAACCAACAGAATATTATAGAGGTAATGTAAATCCAGTAAAATATCCTAAAGGACGTAAACTAAATTTAGAAAATTTTGAAGATTTTAGTAAGAAAACTCTTTTATTAGAATTTAATGAGGCAACTATAAATGAAATTGCAGATGCAGCACCAGTTGTAGAACCAGCAGAACCAACTACAATTCCTCGTCCAGTTAAACCCGCTACACCACAACCAAGGCCTCAACATCCTATGCAACCAACACGACCTAATATTAAACCGCGTCCTAAAGCAGAAGATGATAATCCTGATGTTGAATTATTTTACCGATTGAGAGGAATTACATATGGGAACAATTAATTTTGAAACATTTTATCTTCTCGAATCTGTTTTTGATGATGCTTACACCCATTGGAAGATTGAAGCGGGTGTTGATCCTAGTGGAATAACAGGTGACACTATAGAAGAATACATCGACACATTCAAGATATTAAAACAACGTAACTTTCTAAAAGGATCAGAAGCAGATATTTCTCCATGGATTAAGAAACCTTTCAGTGATTTTAAAGCCTTTGTTGATGCTAAAAGTAAACAGCACGAGCAGAAAAGCGCCATCAAACGAACAGAAGGAGATATTGAACGCGTATTTGAGAATGAATTTTGCACGATAGTCTGTCCTAATACATTTGAAGCTTCGAAGAAATACGGAGCGGGAACTAAATGGTGTATAAGCGGAAATGTTATTCAACACTGGAAGAGCTATACAGAGAAGGGTACAAAATTCTACTTCATATTACCGAAGAATAATACACATAAATTAGCTGTGGCCGTTTATCAGAATAATTCTTCTAAAGAAGTGTATAATGAGCTCGATCAGACTATATCTATACAAAAATTTACTGCGCTATTAAAGCAGTATGCTATTCCAAAGACAGTATTATTTACGAACGAAATGGATTGGGATAAATGGCTATTACAGCACAAGCACACTATTAATCCTGATGGAAGTGTAGATATAGATGGAGATATGAATCTATCTGAAATGAAGCTGAAGGAGCTTCCATTTAAGTTTGGAAAAGTAACAGGAAATTTTTACTGTTACAGCAATCAGCTCACGTCACTTCAAGGAGCACCCTCGAAGGTAAGAGGTGATTTTTACTGTTCTTACAATCAGCTCACGTCACTTCAAGGAGCACCTTCGGAGGTAAGAGGTGATTTTTACTGTCATTGCAATCAGCTCACGTCGCTTCAAGGAGCACCCTCGGAGGTAAGAGGTGATTTTTACTGTTCTGACAATCAGCTCACATCACTTCAAGGAGCACCTTCGGAGGTAGGAGGAGTTTTTTACTGTAATTACAATCAGCTCACGTCACTTCAAGGAGCACCCTCGGAGGTAAGAGGTGATTTTTACTGTTCTGACAATCAGCTCACGTCACTTCAAGGAGCACCCTCGAAGGTAAGAGGTGATTTTTACTGTCATAGCAATCAGCTCACGTCGCTTCAAGGAGCACCTTCGGAGGTAAGAGGGGATTTTTACTGTTTTAGCAATCCAAAATTAAAACAAGCAGATATTGATAAATTAAAACAATTTTATAAAAATCAAAAAATGAAGAAGAAAAATATAACTGAAGCATTTGAATTAGGAGATAAACCGGACATGTTCCATTCTTCTCGACAGAAGCTTTACAAGAAACCATTACCTGTCGAAGAAACTTTTCCTGATTTAGGAGATACAACAAAAATGAAAAATTTTTCAGATTTTTATAACGAAAGACTCTTATTAGAGTTTAATGATGTAACTGTTAAGAAACTTATAGAAAAGTTTAAAACGGAGCAAAATAGTTTATCTAATGAAAATATTCTTTATTATTTACAACGTTTTGAACAATTAAAAAATAGTACTAAATTTGTTGAATTAATCAAAGATAAATTTCCAGAAATAACTATTCAAAATGATATATTTCAGTATACCTTTAAACAATTAGAATATGGAGTAGATCAATTTCCTAAAAATAATACGCTACAACAAGCGCTACAACAAGTAAGCCCACAACAGAATCTAATCTTATTAGGAGAAAATGAAGGATTAAAAGTATATTATGCTAAAAATGAGCAGGGCTGTATTGAAGTTAATAGTGGTGTGTTTGGTAATACAAAACCTTATTCATTTTGTGTTACACGGAAACATAATGGAATGTATGGAAGCTATCGATATGGAAAACATGAATCTTCTTTTTATTTTTTATATGATTCAACATTACGTGTAACAGATATTAAACATCTGTTAGTAATACAAGTTACTAAATGTAAAACATTTATTCTAACTTATGCAAATAATACCTATAATGAAGAAATAACATTAGAAGAATTATTAAAAATACAACCTAAATTAGCCCCTATTATTAATTTATTAACACATCAGAAATATAATGCTGAAGAAGCAATAGCTAAATGGGTTGCTAATCATGAATATTATAGTAGTATGCGTACTTATGAAGAGAAAAAAATGTGGTTAGAAATGCGCCCTCGCGGCTTAATACTTCAAGATTTTAAAACATTGCCAGATGACTTAAAGAATTTATGGTGTAATGTATATGATGATGGTACGTTTTCCTATATAAATATAAATGAAATATTTAAATATATTTTTTTACACGAGCCAGCTTTAACAAAAAGATTTTTGCAAAGATTTTATAGACATGAATTTCATAAATTATGTTTTGAAGAGTTAGAGAAAATTTTACCTGCTAATTTAAAGCAAGAAGTAAAGGAAAATTATTTTGGTAAAGAAAATCTTGAAAAAATAAACACGTTAACAGATCCAATTGAACTTTTTGAACTATTAGCTAAACTTAATTATGCTACACTCAATTATGACACAGTTAATAGTAAATTCCCAAAAATTAGTATAATTAGAAATAATAAAAAACTAGTAAATAAGAGGGCGGCAATTGAAACAGATTATAATAAGATAGAAAAATATTTACCATCTATAATACAGAGAAATATAAATAACATTAAAGGTAAGTTTAATATAAAATTTAATAAAATTTATCTTATACCTAACAAACCGTCACGATATGATATCTCACCTGCCTGGCTTTATTATATTTTAGGAACTACAAAAAAAGGAAAAGATGTATTATATTATAGGCGCCAGGGAATAAACCCTCAATCAACATTTTCAAAATTTTTTATTAATGACAAAATGTATAAACTTGTGAATTTATTCAATAAAGATAATTTTGAACAAATGAAAAAAATAACAGAAGCATTTGAATTAGGAGATAAACCGGACATGTTCCATTCTTCTCGACAGAAGCTTTACAAGAAACCATTACCTGTCGAAGAAACTTTTCCTGATTTAGGAAATACTGCACAGAGATATATTGAATTTATCACAAGCGAAAGCTATAAAAAAGCTGTTGAAAGAATGGAAAGATACTTAGGAATGCAAGCAACAGGTGAGAATTTACCGCAAGCAATCCAACTAATTTTTAGCTCATACATGCAAGTAATACAATTTCAACAAGGGCATGAGAAACAATTAGCAAAATTAGCATTGCAAACAGTTTTAGAATTAGAAGAGTTTAAATTATTTAAAGATCTATGTGATAAAGGATACATTATAGTCGATGCTCAAATTGACACTCCTAACTTAGATAATGCATTATTACAAAGTGAAAAGCCAAAAGATAAGAAACAGTTGACTAAAACTGAATTAGCAAATGTTAAAGCAGCACAACTCTTTACTTCTACGGATGAAAATGTATTGAAGAGGAAGTTTGCTAATATGATTTCACAAGGTAATGCAGTAAATAAACTTTATTTGTTTCAATTAGCATCTGATAAGTTAAACGCAATGCATCCTAGATTAGTTAATTTATATGGCATTACTGCATTAGGAGCACAAATAGCGTATTATGCACAACCTAATATTAAACTAAGTCGTGAAATGTTAGAAATGGCTCAAGTAGGATCTGAAGAAGTTACTCCTGAAAAGAATGGACCTGAAAAGAATGGAGTTTATAAGATTACTGCTCGTGCATCACTCTTTCCTTACTTAATTCATGAAATAGTTAAAGGATTTTATGATTATCTGTCAATGGATTTAGTACCTCAAGAAGAACTAGATAAGGAGACTATTGAGGATGAGATGGTAGATATAATGTCAGGTCCTGAATTATACAGCAAAATAACACAATTTATCCCTCAAGATAAGAACTACCTCACTCCGCTCGTGTATAAACTACTAATCAACAAACCTATAGCAACTATTAAACAAGTACTATATGGAGGAGGACAGGCCCAGAATATCTATAAGGCTTTAATAGGTGAAGCAGAAGCAGCAATGAAGAAGTTTAACGAACCAGAAGAACCTACGGATTATAATCCTAAATATTGACCAGGGTGATCGTATTTTTCTAAATCATGTTTAAATAACTGATTTAATGGACCATCAGGATCATATGTTGTTTGTAATGTCCAAGTTCCTTTTCTACCAGTATAAATTTTTGTTGCAATAGTATCTTCACCACTTCCCCAGGCATAATTTGCATTTTGTGCAGCTTGTGCTCCAAATTTTTTCTTAATTATCGTTTCTTGTGCCTTACATACTCTATTTTGTAATTCCATATCATGTTCATCTGGTTCATCTTCTGGAACAGAAGTTGGAATTTTTTCTTTGAGAGGTTTTTTGCTTCGATAATAAGCTTCAAATATTTTAACAGATTCACCTAACGCTCCATAAGAAGGGCCATTATGTTCATTTTCAATTCCTGGTGATTGAGGCGGAACTTTCTTACTTAAAGGAGTTTTAATAATACTTTGTTGTGCTTCAGGGCTACCGGATGCTTTTGTGACAAAATCCAATATCATTTTAAATATTTTTTCAAGTTCAGTAGAACCACCCTCTCCTTCTTCTTGAGGATTATTCATGTCACTAGGAAAGCTTCCTGGATTTGCTTCTGTAAAAAGTTTATCAGGTATATTAGCTTTTTTGTAAGCTTCAAATATTAAATGTGATTCATTATTCATTTAATTGTATAACCAAGTTCTTTACAAGCATATTTAGCAGTTCTGATAGCATCTTGTCCTTCCAACCCTAACCTATGTGCTTTATCAATAGCTAAAGTCCAACAATTTTCAGATTCACTGCCACCTTCAGCTGATGCATCTGCTAAAAACCTTTCAACATGTCGAATGATTTTATTAACATGAAAAACATTGATACAACGAGACATACCTGGATCACGAATTACAATTGTACGCCTAGACCCTGGAAATTTTATCCGGTCACCAACTCGAGAAACTCGATAATTTATTGGTTTTGCTGAACGTAAACTAGCTCGTCCACTTTTTATTATTTGTAAAAGACCGGAAAGACTTATTTCTTTGTTTATGTCTGTTTCTAATTCTCTAATTGTAACAACTCCATTTTGATTAGCATCAATAGTATAATCATGACCTAACATTAAAAGCTGATAACCTGGTCTAATATTTGATTCAGTTTGTTTATCTACCATTTTTGGTTGTTTATCCCAAGATCTCGGCACATCTATTGCTTCTTTAATATAAGCTTCAAATATAAGATGTGTGTCATTATTCATCATGATGGCTTGTAATTTATTTGTGCGTTATTTGTAAAAGCTGTTATTACATTTCCTTCTTGTTTAACAAGTGAAAGAATAACTAATGCTTTAATGAATGGTGTAACATCTTTTCCAGAAAAGTTTTTTAAAAGATTAGCAACATCAGTTGATTTGTGCCGCTGAATGAAATTAAAAATAGTTTGTAAAGTGAAGAGTACATCGTTTGCTCCACCATTATATGCTTCAAATATTAAACGAGAATCATTATTCATAAATTATTGTTGACGTGTTCCATTTCCAGGTTGTAAAGTTGTATTAGTATTTGCTATTGGAGGTTGAGAAGCTGCAGCACCAGGAGCTCTATCATCACGCTGATTAGTTATTTGAGTTGTATCTAAACCATATTTTGAAACTAATCTATCAACTTCTGCATCAGGCATAGTTGAAACATTTCCAAGAAAAGGAGCAAGTCCAAGTTCAACACATTTTTTACCAAACACTTCTAAGCGACGTCGAGCATCAAACATTCCATTTTCATTTGGTGAATATTGAATACTAAAGAGTTTAGCATCATGAAACCTACTATCTTGATATGCTTCAAATATTAGATATGAATCTTTATTCATGAATTATTGCGGGCCTTCCAAAGGAGGAATGTTAGTTTTAGAAACTGGACCTTCCACTTCAACTGCTTGAGCTTCAGGTTCATTTTTAACTGGTGTTAATTGATAACCTGAAATTGCATACATTGTTCTACCATCTTCAAAAGTTATATCATAATATTCATAATCTTTATCTGGTTCATCACCTTCAGCAGCACATTGACATGCACAACAATCAATAGTAGCTATTTTTCCTTCATATTGTTCTAGTACTTCTTGCCAATTTTTAATATCACTTTCTTTTCCAGGATGATCATTAGAAGAAGGTTCGTCAAAAGGACTATCATCACCAAATTCAGAAGATGAAATATCATTCATGTTAAAAGTTACCTTTGTTCCATCAGGAATTGCTTGTCTTGATCCTTCATTTCCTTCACCCGGATCACCTTCCGCAGCACTAGAAACAAGAGAATGTAATTGTTTTTCTTCCTTTGGGGTATACGGTGTTTGCCCAGGTATCATTTTATAATCTTCTTTGTACATATGTTTATATGCTTCGAATATACATGATTCATCGTTTTTATTCAACGAAACATTTTCTCTGAATTTGTGAAGTTTTGTTTTAGGAATGTTACCTGCCCCGGTTTTTTTGTCATTCCATTTCTTTCCATGGGGAAGAACTACATTCTTATTATGAAGGTGTCTATCATCATTTTCACCAATACCAGTTTGACGTTCTTGAGTATAATTAATTTCACCCCCTTTAGCCTTTTTAGCATCTATTTCAGTAGGCTTAATCTGTGTTGAATCTTTACGACGTTTATTTTCTGGAACTTTTGTAAGATTAATTCCTGTATAAACACGTGTGAGAAGTTTTGTAGGCACGGTCATGAAGTCAATATATAACCCAGGAGCAGTCTCACGAGTTATATCAGCCAAATTTGCTAATTCGTTCTCATAATTACCATAACTACCTTGAACAGAAGTTGGCCATGCTTTGGTTGCACTTATACGTAGAGTGTCACCTGATGTAATAAATTCTTGAATCTTATTAGCATAGTCAGGATTTTCTTGTACCCATGAATTTTTTTCCCAACCTTTTTTAAAATTAACGGGATCACCAGTTAAAAATGCACTTCGTTGAAAACGAACCATTGTTGATTCTAATAGTTTAGTAAATTTTGACATACAGTTTTGTTGTAATTATTTATGGAAAATACTAGTTAAAAACTTAAACATTCATCTTAATTTAGAGTTGTTATTAATACTTTTACCAATAAATACTTATTGCCATGGGTGCTATTAAGCTTGACACATTAAAACAGATTAACTCAGTATCTAATCAGAACTCTGTTGATCAAAATGTAATACCAGCTGTCCAATACAGTTATCAAGATGTATCACTTGATTTAACAGTGGGTAATATATTTGGTAATATAGTAGTAAATCCAGGAATAGATTTAACTGATATCAAAGTAAGCTATGATTATGCTGCAATTATTAATTCAATTGAAAATATTTTTAATAGTATGCCTGGACAATGGCTCTTAAATCCAGCATTAGGAATTGGTTTACCACAATTTTTATTCCAACCTATTGATCAACATGTTGGTGAACAAATAGCACAAGCGATTATTCAAAATTTAACAACTTATGAACCTCGTTGCACTATTAGAAAAATACAAGTACAGGGTGATCCTGACAATAATCTTTATACAATTACCCTTGCACTTCAGTTAATTTCTGTAAGTAATTCTAATATGACTTTAAAAGGTGTTCTAAATAGTAACTCATTTAAATTTACCTCAATATAACAATATGGCAAGAAAAACAAAACAATGTTCACAGTGCAAAAAAATAAAGAAGATTTCTTCTTTTAATTGGTGTGTGTATAAAAATGGACAACAATATCCTCAAGCTAGATGTAAAATATGTAATTCTGCAAGCTCAACAAAATGGATAAAAGAACATTTGTTAAATGAAAATCCAGATATCGCTTTAAAAGCTACTATAAATCAATTGTTTTACTATTCAAAAACAAACGCCTATAATAAAAAACTTGATTTTAATCTAACAACAGAATTTCTATTAGAATTATACAAAAAACAAAATGGAAAATGTTTTTATACAGGAGCTCAAATGAAATTAAATGGCATAGGGCTTAATAAAGATCCTCTTTATATATCATTAGACAAAGTAACCCCAGAACTTGGATATATTCAAGGTAACGTTGTATTTTGTTGTCTCGGTATAAATTATTTAAAAGGTGTTCATAGTGTAGATGTATTATATAATACATTATTTACATTTTTTGATGGATGTATAATCACAAATAAATTACCAGAAATCATAAAGGAAAAATTAGAATGTCACAACAATTAACAGACTTTACATTACCAACCGATGTATATGCAACGTTTGATGCAGTATCATTAAAGCGATTAATAATTGATCGTTTAAATCAAACTAGTTTCTTCACAGATCAAAACTATGCAGGAAGTAATATTACTTCACTGATTGATATATTTTCTTTTAGTTATCATATATTACTCTATTTTTTAAATCAGACCAGTAGTGAAGCAATTTTTACTGAAGCACAACTTTATGAAAACATAAATCGAATTGTTAAAGCAATCGATTACAATCCAGTTGGTACCCAAACGAGTAATTTGACATTTACTGTATCGACTATAAATCCTAATACTACTGTTAGCACTTATACCATTCCAAGATATTCATTTATTAATACAAATGGCATGATATATTCGTTAAATGCTGATACTACTTTCACATATACTACATCTGGCATTCAACCTATTTTAGATTTAGGTAATTCAAATCTTCTATATCAAGGATTTTTTACTGAGTATCCTATTATAAATGCAACTGGTGAATCATTTGAGACTATTGTTTTACTTCCAGGTAGTGATGTAATAGTTGATCATTTTAGTATCGATGTTTATATTAATCCAGTAGCAACTAGTACATGGGAACAATGGACAAGAACTTCTTCTCTATATCTTGAAGATGCAGGTGCAAAAAAATATGAAGTACGCTTAAATGAAAATAAACATTACGAAATAAAATTTGGAAATGGTATAATTGGTGCACAATTAAATCCAGGAGATCAAATTGCTGTTTATTATTTAAAAAGTGAAGGTGCAGCAGGTCAAGTAGGTATTAATGCTATTAATAGTTCTTCAATGGTCCTTTATTCAACACCTCAATTTTTACAAATTTTTGATGATATATGTGATCAAAACACATTATACGTAACTGATACTCAAGTTAATTCATTAGTATTTGCAAATACAAATACATCAAGTCAATTCTTTTCTGGCGAAACAGTTGAAGATATTCGTCAACGAGCACCAAAAGTTTTCACATCACAATATCGTTTAGTAACTACAAGTGATTATGAAAACTTTATTATTCAAAATTATGGAAATATTATAGCAGATGTTCAAGTAGTTAACAATTGGAAATATATAGACGGACATATGAAATATTTGCTTGATACGTTACAATTATCAACACCAAATGGTAATCCGAATATTTTGCTTAATAATATTCTCTTTGCTGATACTTGCAATTTTAATAACGTTTACATATATGCAGCACCAATTCAAGGTGCTGCCAATAGTGCAACTATTCGTACCAATTATTTAACATCAGCACAGAAAAAGAGTATTATTATTGCTATAAAAGACATTAAAACAATTACTACTGAAACGTTAATAATGGATCCAGTTTATATTGCAGTTGATCTTGGTACTTTAGATACTAATGAAGAATTAAATACATCAGTTGCAGATAACACTCAATTAGTTATTAATCGTGGAAGTGATTCAACAAGTAATGTAACTTCTATTCAAAATGCAGCTTATAATATTTTGTTAAATTATTTTCAAGCAAGTTCTTTAGGACAAACACTTGATATTACAAGTATTATAAACAGCATTCTTAGTCTTAATGGAGTAACATCAATTTATACTCAACGAATTGATAATCCGAGTATTAGAACGATTGGATTAAGTTTACTTTTATGGAACCCTATTTATCCAGATTTAGATATAACTATTACATCGTCAAATATAACATTCCCGTATTTTAAATATCCTTATCTTTTTGACACAACAAAATTATTAAACAAAATAGTAGTAGTTACAGAACCTTCTACTGAAAATACTAGAACCTAATGAGTACAGCAACTATATCTCCTGGTTTAGCTGGATATACTGGAAATATATCAGTATTTCAGTTTACATCTTATCTAGACCCGTCTTCTGATCAAACTCGAGTTCTTTGGGATTTTGGAGATGGTACTTATTCTACAACTCCTGTTGCAAGTCATGTTTATAATTGGCCTGGTATTTATACTGTTAATTTAACAACATATGGTTCAGGTGGAACTGTTTATCAAAATACGTTTACTCAAAATATTTCTATCCAAAATCTTATTCCAGATATAATAACTGTTTCACCTAATATAATAATTAATATTCCTGCTGGACGTCTTTCACTTCCTCTTTATGCTACTCGTCAGAATAGTTGGCAATCATATCCTGCTGTTTCGGCTGACGGTTATACATTTAATTTTTTTGTTAGTGGTTCACTTTCTAATAAACTTAATTTAAATAATCTTCCAACATCAAAATGGGCACACATTGATAGAACTTGGAGATTTGTTGTATCAGCAACTACATTAGATGGAGATATACAATATTTACCTGTCGATAATATTGTTACTTCAAATACTGAAATATACTATAAAAATGTAAACCAACAAAATGTAAACCAACAGCCAGTTCGTTGTAATGCAACAGATTTGAGCGCTGTATTTGTTGGTACATCAGGTATAGCAACTTTTTATTATATTGATGATACGCCAAAAAATTATGATTCAACTGTACCACCAGTTTTCTTTTACATAAGTCTTGATACTACAAAATTTCCTGATTCATATCAAGTTATAACATCTCAAATTGCTCAAAATACTTTTTATCCTGAACTTGAATTATTTCAACACATAAAGGGAGTTATTTCTGCACGTATAAGATATAATGCAGCTGGTGAATTAATTTTCACAAGTTGCGGATTAACAGAAATACCTATATCACAACATAAATGGCAAAATACTGAAATTCCATTTTTTATTAATTTTGTTGATGAAACTGGTGCTATCGTTGTTAATTATCCACCACTTACTATCAATACAAATTCTCAATCAAGTTCAGCTTTAGATGTAGTTAATTTACAATTAGTTGATAGTAATTACAATCCAATTTCAGCTGATTTTTTTACTACAGTAGATGAACAATTACCTCCTTCTATATCTGGTACATTTAGAGGATATTTTATTCCTTATGAAATTGCTGATGGTGCTACTCTTCTAGGTAGTGTTACTGTTTTTAATCCACCAAGTATTCAATTTGATACAACTGTAGGATGGGTTGCATATCCAGATACAGATACCATTTTTAAAGTAACATCTGAAGAATCATCATTTTATACATACACATCAGCAGGTCCTCAACTTAATTTATCAAAACAAGAAACTGATACATATACATCTAATAAACTGGAAAGTATTTTAGCAATTGCTGTAGCACCAAGTGCATCACCTGATATAAGTGTCGATCCTTATATTTGGCTCGGTGATTCAAATAGTGATACATTAATAAAATTTAGTACACAAGGACAAATTTTAAATACTATTTCTTTAGACACACTTTTAAATGCAAATAGTGATGATAAATTTTCTCCTTCTTATATCTCATTAGATGTCAATAATAATATTTGGGTTACATTATATGATCATGCAGAGACTATTAAAATAGATGTTAATACAGGTAATTTGCTATTAACAGTAGTTCCATCAGTTACAAATGTTAGTTTTACATCTGCTAATATTACTAATACGTTTGGTGGTAGCAATCTTGTTGAACCAGGTATTGTTGATGTTGATCTCGAAAATAATCCATGGATATGTTATACTCATCCATTATGTGCCTTTATTGAAAAATATGATGGAACAACTGGCTCTATTTTAAGTACTTATCCGCTTCCTCAAGGAGTATCACCTACGGATATGGTAATTGACCAATTCAATAATGTCTATGTTATTGCTGGATTTTTTACTTCAATAAATCCAGAAACGTTTACTATTGTTTCACCAATTACAGCACAAAAATTATTAAAAGTAAATGATAATTTTGGGCAATTTCAATTTACTTTTAACACATCGATTTCAAGTTTTCTAACAAGCGGATATCACTATACTTTTACTGCTAATAATCTCTCTGATTCTTATTATAATGGTACTCATTTAGTAGAATCTATAAGTGGTAATAGTATTACTGTTGAACCTCATCCTATGGCTTACGAATTTGCAAGTACTGTAAGCGTTAGTGTAAGTTCATTTAATCCATTATTGTCAGCATCACAAGGTACACTATCATCAACATTTACTTGTTCAGATAGACTATATAAAATAACTCCAAACGGAGTTATGAATATGATAGATGGATTCTATGCACCATCTTATATTACAGTTGATATTTCTCAAAATGTTTGGATATCGCATTGCTTAACTCGAATAAGCAAAGTTAACGTAAATACCAATTATATCTCAACTAATTTTACAGTTGGTTCTACAGAATACGTATTAGAAACAGTACAGGAAAGTAATTATATTATTAACGATCCGACAAACTTTTTAATTCGATTATTAGTTGATAATCCCCATGATCGAGTATTTCAACACATTGAAGGTATCACTTGTGATACATTTGGTATTTTATGGGTTATTAATGATTTTGAAGGAAGGATGTATTATATACCAACAGATAATCTTACTATATCAGCTACTATTACAACTGATTTTCCTCCACCTCTTTCTGGAGATTATGATTTTTTAACTCGTAAGACATATCAAGCATTTGGAGATTGGAATGGAATGCGTTGGATAAATAAATATTCAGGAGTGGAAACAATTCAAACATTAAGTGGATCTACTACGTTTGATATTCTTCCTGCATCTGGGTTATATACTATTGCAAAAATAAATGAAGATTTTGATGCATCTGAAATGTATAAATCACTTCGTTATACAGATCGATTACTTAATGCTCAAAATTTATTTGATAATTTTATTGGACAATCAGTAGGAGATAATAATGCTGATGCTACAACACTAGGTAAACTTATCTATGAAAGAATAGCAAATTTTCCAAGTAATATAGCTGATGTTGATACTTGTGATGTTACTGCATTATATGCATTATGTGATGAATTAAATATTCCAATTGATAATTATCAATTTTTATTTCCTGCAAATTTAAAACGTATTTTTAATTTAGTTTCAATAAAACATAGTAAACTTTGGGGTGATCGAAATAAATTTAATCGAAATTTTAAAAACAATTTTTCACAAAATACTAACTACGCAAAAAATATTGGACCTCAGATTGATGTATTAACTTATACTGTATCTGCTGGTACAAATTTAGTATTTAATCAATTATTTGATAATGAATTTAAATTAATAACCACCATGGTTTTAAATGCATATGTATCAGGTGGTGCAACATATACCTATCCATTAAGTACATATAATCAAAATTGGGGCTGGGGATTAGAAAATGGAATAACGGGTCCTGAAATAGTAAAATATTATAACGTTTATGAGTATGTCCCTACTTATGAAAATAGCCAAGAAGAAGGAGTTATTGATTGGCAAAATCCTTTAAATAATTTAGTAGAAACTGCTAGTGGAATAGATGTTTGGTTAAAGGATGATGGGATTGTAGATACCCTGTTAGATTATCAAATTCGTAAAGGGTTACGAATGTTTATTTAATTACCACTCTCCACTAGCTTCACCGTCAGGTTCAGATTTATCATACATGATTTCTGCTTCCCTTTGTGATGTAGCAATACCTGCATTCCATTCTTCTGCTCCTAATGCTATTCCTGTTTTTGATTTATATATTGGTTCAATTTCTACTATATCACCATAATAAAATAAATTTTCTTCTGCATTGTTATTTAGTTTATAAGCTTTATAATCCTCTAAACCATCTTCTATACCATGATTTGCCATTTCTACTAACACAGCAGCTATTATAAGTATGTTTTCGTTATTAGAAAATATATATGAACTTTTTGATACCCATCCTTCACCTCGTGCATAAGAATGAGCTTTGCAATACCATCTTGCCATACCTGCATTTCTTACTGGTATATTTTTAGAATATGCTTCAAGTATTAGTTGATTATCTTTTGTAGTTGCTGGTGTCATATTAAATATTTATCTTTACTGGTTCTATATACATTATACCTCGCTTGGCTCCCGTTGCGTGATCGTTATAACATACATGGTATTTATCTGTCTTTCCATAAACATTTTCAAGCAGTTGTTGTATATAATTATAGCTAATGGGATTACCGTGATACGTATCATATCCTAGATCAAGTCGACCTGGCACTAAACAGTCGTGGATTACAAACACAGGATGGATTGAGTATTTTGCAAATGTAAGGATTTCATCACGTAAAGGAAAATAATCATTCCAATGTGCATCTAAAAACGCTAAGATTGGCTGCTGTATCGAAGGTAGAATTCTACCCAACACTTCAGGGCTGTTGCCTTTATGACACGTTACATTTGTCCGTTTATGTAATGTAGCCACCGCTGTCACAAAATACTCGTTATTTAACTCAATCGTATGCACCACAGGCACCATGTAAGAAAACTTTTCAGTAGTGCGTCCAATAAATGTACCGGTTTCTATGATTGTTACAATTCGATGCAGCGCAATCAGTTCTCTGATTCTTTACTCAAAAAAGCTATCCCCGTCAAAAGCATCATACATATTGTATATGTTGATTAAATAGAATTGCTGAAGTCATATTAAATATTTATAGTATAAAACATAAAAACAATCAATAAGTATTAATATGGCGAATTATTCAGCAACGCAAGGTTCTGTACCCGGGCAGTCATTCGGAACGCAATTAATGCGACACGTACAGTCACGATTACCTTATCAAGGGGTAACGATGATTCAAAACCTTGAAGAGCTTAATCCTAAATATCGTGATTTCTTTAAAGTTGGCTCTCTTAGACATGAAGCACTAGCAAAACAATCTATCTCTGGTTCAGTACCTGACGAGTTTAATAGTCCAGTTGGAGTTGGAATTGACAAAAATTATTTACAATATCTCTATGCTAACGTAGATTCAGATAAAGCAAAGAGAATGCGTGAATATCGTGTTATGGCTGCATTTTCAAAAGTTGCGGATGCACTTGATGAAATTTGTGACGAGATTATTAACGATGATGAAAATGGTGAAATAGCAATTTTAAAACTAAAAGGAAAAGAATTTCAAACAAATGTTACTAAAGAATTAACTAAAGAATTTCAGCGTATTGTTGAATATTTTGATTTTAGTAATAAAGGTTGGGAATATTTTAGACATTTATTAGTCGATGGAGAATTATTTTTTGAACATATTATCCATAAAGATTACAAAAATGCAGGTATTTTAGGTATTTTAAATATTCCTTGTGAGATTATTGATCCCATTTATGATAATGTTCAAAACTTTATCATAAAAGGATTCATTCTTAAAAAGCCTGAAATTGTAGAAAATAAAGGAATGAAGCGTTCTCCTATTAATACTAAAGTTGAACTTATTCCTATGGATCGTAATCAAGTAACTTATATTCATAGTGGTATTTGGAATGATGATAAGACAATGCGTTTACCATTTATTGAAAATGCTCGTAGGGCATATCGTCAATTATCATTAATTGAAGATTCAATTATAATTTATCGATTAGTTCGCGCTCCTGAACGTTTAGTGTTTGATGTTGATGTAGGAAATATGGCAGCGCCAAAAGCTGAAGCATATCTCAAAAAATTAATGCATCAATATTGGCAGAAGAAAACTTTTGATACTGGAAGTGGAACTGGAACGATTAATGCATTTAATCCACAAACAATGCTTGATAGTTTTTGGTTTGCAAAAAGAGCAGGTAGTGAAGGTACAAAAGTAACGATGTTGCCTGGTGGTTGTTTAGCAATGGATACAAGAATACCTCTATTGGATGGCAGAATTTTAACTTTATCTGAAATGACTGAAGAATATAAAGTAGGTAAGCAAAATTGGATTTATTCATGTAATCCTAGTTCAGGTGAAATTGTACCTGGTAAGGTTAGTTGGGCTGGTGTTACACAAGAATCCGCTGATGTAATGAAACTTACATTTGATAATGAAGAAACACTTATATGTACACCAGATCATATGTTTCCTATTATTGGTAAGGGATTTGTTTCTGCTAATGAGTTAGAAGTAAATGAGAGTATGATTCCGTTTAATATAAGGGAACATAATCATCCAGCATATAAAAGTAAATCACAATATCATCAAATTTATCAAAATAATTCCAGAAAATGGGAATTTACACACCGTATAGTTGCAGAATTTATGAAGAAACAGAATAAACATAATGAATATGTTTATTCTGAAAAATATAAAGATTTTAATTATACCAGCTGGGGACATTTAAGAAGAGAACATAGTCTGTTTAATCATAAAATTGTTAAAATTGAAAGGTTATCTGAGAAAATTCAGGTAGGTACGTTAACGATTGATAAGGAAGAACAGTATCATAATTTTCATACTTTTGCTCTTGATTGTGGAATATTTACAAAGAATTCCAATTTGGGACAACTTGATGACCTCTACTATTTCGCTAAGGAACTCTATCGTTCTCTTAAGGTTCCAACTAATCGTGTTGATCCAGAAAGTCGCTTTAATGATGGAACTGAAATTCTTCGTGAAGAATTAAAATTTGCTAAATTTATTATTCGCTTACAAAAAGCAGTTGCTACTAGCTTAAAATCAATGTATATTACCCACCTCAAGCTAAGGGGGTTATGGGAAATATATGAATTAAAGGAAGATAATATTTTTGTTGAACTTAACCCACCTAATAATTTTTATGAGTTAAGAGAGCAACAAAAATTTGAATTAAAAGCAAATAATTTTAATACAATGACTTCTAACCAAATGATTTCACAATCATATGCTCAAAAGAAATATTTGGGTTGGAAGGATGAAGATATTGCTGCTAATCGTGAATGGCTGAAGAAGGATGCTGCACTGAAGTTTGAATTGATGCAGACAGAAAATGCTGGACCAAATTGGAGAGCACATTATGATCCTAATGCTGTAATGGCTGGTACAGAACCCGGAGCAGGCGGAATCCCAGGTGGAGTTCCACCGGGTGGTGCAAGTCCGTTAGGAGGAATGCTTCCATCATTTGGCCCTCCACCTAAGGAAGGTGAGGAAGGTGAAGAAGGAGCAGAAGGTGCACCAGAGCCTGTAAGAAATACTCCTCCGTTAGGTAAGCCTTCACCTAACCAGAAGCAACCTGGTAAGAATAAGTAAGCTTTTACTTTATATTCACTATAAATAATTGTATGATTATTTGTAATGAACAGTTGACTCCGTTAAGCGCAATTAAAGGTACTTACCTAAATTCACGGATTACTTCCTATCATAGATTAGCAAAACGAATTGGATATGAATTAGGCGCTCCTCTGATTCAACTAGAAGCTCACCAAAATGTTGTGTTTGAATTTATTAGCATGGCTGTTGAGCGCTTTACGAAATATGCAGGTTATACCCAGGAATATTTAGTTTTTAATTCTGATCTGTATGAACCTGGTGTGGGTGTACCTCTTGATACTTTATTCTCTCTAACTCCCGCTATTAATGCCTTGTATACTAATTCACATTCGGAAGTGGATGATTTATATGTGGGTGGTTTGTCTAGTGCAAGTTTGTCAAGTCTTTCTGCGGCTGCGTATGATTATGATTTGGATTCGTATAGGAAGGTAATGGATGTTTTTAATTTTGAGGAGGGGGCTAGTTCGGGAATTAATACCCTATTTACTTTGGAACAAAGTTTAGCGCAGCAGACTTATTTTGCTTATTCACAAGGCAACTATGGTTTTGATTTATGTACGTGGTACTGTATGAAGGAATGGTTGAAGTTGAGAGAAAAGATTCTTGCTACTTTAATTGATTGGCAGTTCAATCAAGAGTCACAATACCTAAATTTAATACCTGCGCCTACTCCTGGACAACCTTACTGGGGTATAATTGGTTGTTATATAACCAAAACTATAAAAGATCTACTCAAAGAGCCCTGGATTCAAGACTATGCCTTAGCTCTTACAAAAATAGCTGTAGCACGTACACGCGGAAAGTTTAATGGTACACAATTATTTGGTGGAGGTTCATTAGAATGGAATACTTTGCTAACAGAAGGAATTCAGGAGAAAAAAGATTTGGAAGAAAAATTACTTACTGGTGCATCTGCAGCCTGGGGAGATTCCGAACCGCCAAAATTCATGATAGGTTGACGGATATGATGAAAAATTTATTATGAACAGCGACACCAATCTCCTCCGCGAAGCCTATCAACTCATCCTTGAATCCACTTTTGATAATGCTTATACTCATTGGAAAGCAGAAACAAATACTGACACTATTGAACAATATATTGATACATTTAAGATATTAAAACAAAGAAATTTCTTAAAAAGATCAGAAGCAGATATTTCTCCGTGGATTAAACGTCCTTTTAGTGAGTTCAAAGTATTTGTTGATGCTAAAAGTAAACAGCACGAGCAGAAAAGCGCCATCAAACGAACAGAAGGAGATATTGAACGCGTATTTGAGAATGAATTTTGCACGATAGTTTGTCCGAATACTTTTGAAGCTTCGAAGAAATACGGAGCAGGGACGAAATGGTGCATAAGCGGAAATGTTATTCAGCACTGGAAGAGCCATACAGAGAAGGGTATAAAATTCTACTTTATACTTCCTAAACATAACACACATAAACTAGCTGTTGCTGTTTATCCTAATAACACTTCTAAGGAAATATATGATGAATTAGATAAAGTGATTTCGGTGCAAAAATTCACTGCACTGTTAAAGCAGTATGCTATTCCAAAGACAGTTCTCTTCACTAACGAAATGGATTGGGACAAATGGCTATTACAGCACAAGCACACTATTAATCCTGATGGAAGTGTAGATATAGATGGAGATATGAATCTATCTGAAATGAAGCTGAAGAAGCTTCCGTTTAAATTTGGAAAAGTAACAGGAAATTTTTACTGTTACAACAATCAGCTCACGTCACTTCAAGGAGCACCCTCGAAGATAAGAGGTGATTTTTGCTGTCATTACAATCAGCTCACGTCACTTCAAGGAGTACCCTCGAAGGTAAGAGGTGATTTTTACTGTTCTTACAATCAGCTCACGTCACTTCAAGGAGCACCCTCGAAGGTAAGAGGTGATTTTTACTGTTATTGCAATCAGCTCACGTCGCTTCAAGGAGCACCCTCGAAGGTAAGAGGTGATTTTTACTGTCATTACAATCAGCTCACGACACTTCAAGGAGCACCCTCGAAGGTAGGAGGAAATTTTTACTGTGATTACAA